CACGGTGGAACTGACTCAAGAGCAAATCAAGGCGGCGGCACAGGCGAAGCTGAAGCAGGTAACTGCGAAGTCCAAGCCGGTTACGCTTTCGGATATACCCGGTGGTGCGCCTCCGGCTGTTGATGAGCGGCAGAAGGTCGAAGAAATGTCAGCAGTGGCACTCGGCCAGCAGTTCATGGGCATGACCAAAGAGCAGATGGAGACGTACCTTAGCACGTTGTAATAAGGAGCCAAAAAAATGGGTACAAATATCCCGTATGGGTCAGCACTAGCGCGCAAGGTTTATGGCGCAGCGCTGTTCGCTGCGGTTCAAGTCGAGCCAGGGTTTATGAACCTGCTCACAGGACCCGCGCCGAAACAAGCGGAAGCAGAGGCAAAACTGAAAGGCCAAACTTCCGCCGACTACCCGATTGTTCGCGTCACAGACCTGAGTAAAGGTGCTGGCGCAAGCGTATCGGTCGATCTGTTCAATCCCTTGACCGGCAAGCCGGTTATGGGTGACAAGCGGATTGCAGGCAAGATGATGAGTCTCACGTACTCGTCAATGGATGTGCAGATCAATCAGTATCGTGGCGGCGCGGATGCGGGTGGCAAGATGACCCAACAGCGCACGGTATGGAACCTGCGCGGCATTGCGATGGCTGGGCTCACCAATTGGTCAGGGCGGCTGGAAGATCAGCTATCCTTGGTCCAAATGGCCGGTGCGCGCGGAACGCAGAACACTTCGGATTGGGTCATACCGCTGGCAACGGACCCTGACTTTTCGACCATCATGGTGAATTCGGTACTTGCGCCGACGCGCAATCGCCAGTTCTACGCCAATGATGCGACCAGTCCAGCTACGTTGGACACGTCCGACCTGCTGACGCTGACCGATTTCGACCGCATTGCATCGGTGCTCAAGGATTCCTTGATCCCGCTGCAGTCGATCAAGATCAAAGGCGACGTGTACGCATGGAATGATCCGCTGTGGGTGGCGTTCGTCACAAATCGCCAATGGCTGTACCTGCAGACGCGGACAGGTGAAAAATCCTGGCGTTCATTCCTGCAAAACGCCTATGAGCGGCGCAGCGCTGGTATGCGTCATCCGCTGTTCTACGGCGACGTGGGCATGTGGGCGGGTATCCTGATTCGTCCGCTGAACCGCATGGCGATCCGCTTCAACGCGGGTGACTCGGTTGCCATCGACACTGGCGGTTCCAACGGCAAGACCTTTACCGCCAGCACGTCAACGGCAGCGGTGCCAATGGATCGGTGCCTGATTACCGGGGCGCAAGCCTTGCTGAAGTGCTACGGCCAGCACCAAGGCAGCGAGTACTATTACTCGTATCACGAAGAAATGGTGGACCACGGCAACGCGGTCGAAACCAGCGTGGCTATGATGGGCGGTGTCGCCAAGACTCGTTTCCAGGTCTATGACGGTACAGACAACGTGGATACCGATTACGGCATTGCCGTTCTCGACAGCTACGCGCCTGATCCCCAAACCGCAGCCGGTAAAGCGTTGCTGGTCTAACGCCTAACCAAGCCTAAAGGAGCATACAGACATGGCTGCATACAAATCAGACAATTTCCTGCAAGTCGCGCATAACGGCGAGTACGGAAACAAGAGTGTCGCCGCTGCACTAAACAGCGATATCTCGCAAGTCAACGGCGCTGTCGGGCTAGCCAACGGGGATACCATTGACCTCGTTCGCATTCCTGGCGGTGCCCGCGTACTATCCGGCTATCTTCAGACCGGCACGTTTGCCATCGCCACGTCAACGGTGATGATCGGCATTCGCTATGCAGACGGCACCAGCACAGGCGGAACCACTGGCTCAGCAATTCTGGTCGGTGGTACGGGCTCTGCTATTGTCGCTGCGCTGACGCAATATGACTTCCGGTTTGAACAACCGTTTGTCAATGACGTAGATACCATCATGTACCTTTCGTGGGTATCTCCGGGGGCGCCATCCGGCGCATCGTCAAAAGCAGCGCTGACAGCGGTGGTTGAATACATCGCCGAAGGCACGAAGTAAGCTGTACGAAGGGCCAGGGTGGGGCTCGGTGCCTCACCCTTTTTGAAAAGGAAATAATGATGATAGTTCCGACAATCGGGCGCGTGGTGTTGGTGCATCGCCCTGGTTCATCTCCGCAGCGTGAACCGGCGTTTATTACTTTCGTGTGGAATGACCGCATGATAAACGTAGGTGGATTCGATTTTCAGGGTAAGCCGTTCTCTGCTACCAGCCTGCCGCTAGTTCAGGATAGCGAGCCCTACCCGGATGGCATGTTTGCGGAATGGATGCCGTACCAGAAACAAGTTGCGAGCGGTGCGATTGCGCCGACGCTGCACGCGGAACCGAAAGCATGAAGATCGTGTACATAGGTCTGAAGGAAATCAAGGCAGATAACGTCGCCGGGACCAGACTTGCCTGGACGCGCGGACAGATTCATGAAGTTGAGGATGAAGTCAAGGCGGCGCTGCTGCTCAAGCATCCGACGATTTGGGCGAATGCCGACGAGGAATATTCTCTGATCCAGAAATTGGAAGTATTACCGCAACCGCCTCGCGTTAGTGTGATTCCAGCCAACGCGAAAGAACCCTATTGGGAGCCTGTTGTTCTGCCGGTGCCGGAAGAAATATTCAAGGCACTACAGGCGAAAGAACTTGTCACAGTGTTCATGACGAAGGCAGATGCCGACGCCTTTGCGCGCTGGAAGCAGGGTAGGCAGGACGTGCAGGAGCCCGGCGATAAAGACGGTAACGGCGGCGACACTGCGCCGAAGGAAACCGGCCCAAAGCCAGACCTGAGCCAGCTTGACAAGCGCACGAAGGCTTACAAAGATGCGGCTGAATCCGCTGGCCTGGAAAAGAAAAAGGTAGCGTGAAATGTCAGTTCTGATGCAGACCATTCTTGATGAAGCGCGGCTTGATCTGAACGATTCTGCATCAGACGACACGTTGCGCCGGAATCCTGACGCGAACCTGATGAAATTTGCGAATGATGCGCTGTCTAAGGCTGTGGTACTTCGCCCTGATTTGAATTACGGCGGATATGGCACTCCATTCATTGATCTGACAACGGCATCAGCCTTTCCGCTTCCGCTTGAGTATCGTCCCGCTGTTGTGAACTACATTGTGGCTCGCTGCGAATCGTCAGACGATCAATTTGCGAACGATGGTCGATCCGCTAACGACCTGAAACAGTTTTATTCTGACCTAGGCTTAGCATGAGCACGACCTACACGGATTTATACAATTACGTCATGCCTGATTTGCCGATGGCTCCCCCTTTGGTTGTGCAGAATGCGGTGAGGGATGCCGTCATTGATCTGTGCGACCGGGCGCTGATCTACAAAAAGGAATTGCCGCAAGTTCTCGTCCTCGGGCCGACTTCGACAGTGACAACGGCGGCTGCATCAAGTGGGGCAACGGCTGTTGTGGTGTCAGATATCACGGATTTTGCCGACTTGGATACGATCACGATAGAGCTTACCGATGGAACGAAGTGGCGCGGGCATGTGTCTGGCACGCCAGCAGGATTGACCATCAATCTCGATGGGGCATTAAACAATGACGTAGAAATAGGCGCTGCAGTAACGAAGCTGGTCTATTTGTACACCATCACGGTGCCTGCGAACACGGCATTCGCAAAGATGCTCAAGGTATGGCTGAACGATAGCCCGCTTGATCCGATATCGCAGGATGATCTGGACAACGAATTCAACAATACCGACTTCAATTGGGTAGGTACGAACTGGCGAACGGATGTGAACGTGCCTACCCGGTTCTACATGCAGGATGACAGCACGATAGGGCTGGTCATGAACCCCTCTACGACCGGGCAGGGTAACTTGCGCATGCTGGCGGCGCTGAAGCCTACAAGGGCATCTACAGCCTTCCCAAGTGAGATTTACGAACGCTATGCGGAAGTGATAGCGCACGGCGCGAAATATCGCGTCATGCAGATACCGAAAAAGCCGTACACCGATATTAAGATGGCTACATACCATGAAGGCATGTTCACTGCCTTGTGTGGTGAAGCCAGGATACGCGCAGCACGCAGCGGCACGCGGGCGGCGCTCAGAAGTCATACCGTTTATGGGTTGAGATAATATGAGTGCATCACTCACCATCGCCGATAACACCTACGGAACGATATCCAGCGGCTTGACTGCGGCTGATCTGACTATTTCGCTCACGACCGGGCACGGTGCGCGCTTTCCAACGGTAACCCTCGGCGTCAACGTCTGTTATGCAACGCTGCTGTCTGCTGCGAACGTTCTTGAGGAAATCCACATCACGGCGCACGCGGCTGGATCGGACACGCTGACGGTAACGCGCGGCGAGAATGGCACGGCTGCAAAAACGTGGTCGGCTGGTGACCGCATCGAAATGCGGCAGACCAGCGAGATGTTCAGCGGCATTCTGGCTGGAACAATTCCGTTCACTCACATACAGGCGGAAGGCGTTACGTCCACTGGCGCGACTGGGACCGGCAAGCTGGTATTCGACGCCTCGCCGACGATCACAGGGCATATGACGGTAGAGAGTGTCACTGCGACCGGAGCAACCGGGACCGGAAAGTTCGTATTCGATACCACGCCGACCATTGCCACTCCGGTTATCAGTGGAGCCTTGACTTATGGGGGTGTTACTCTCACGGCTAACGTGACTGGTACTGGCAAAATGGTTCTGGACACCAGTCCAACCATTGCAACGCCGGTAATCAATTCTGCTGCTCACGTTGGTGGTTCTTGGGTAGCTGATGCTATATGGACCCTTCCTGCACTTACTCTTGGTGGTACTGTCTCAGGCGGCGGGAACCAGATCAACAATGTGATTATTGGGACTACTACGCCGTTGGCTGGAAGTTTCACGACGATTAGTGCGAGTGGTTCGATTACGTCAACTGCTACGGGAGCATTGTTTTCTCGATCTGGTGCGTCAACATCCGCGCAAGCACTTTCTATTTCCAATACGACAGGAACTTTAACACTTGGTGTAGAGAATTCTGCTGGAGGGACACTAGCCATCGGAACAGCAGCATATGCAACTGTGTTGGGAAGTACCGGGGCGACCAGCCTACATTTAATTACAGGGAATGCCTCACGTCTCACGATTAATTCTGCTGGTGCAGTCACCATCCCCGGCACGTTGGGGGTGACTGGTCTCCATGATGATGCGGGCAATATGATTCTCAGCAGCACCAATGTAACCATAGGAAGTGGTTTTGGTACGGGTAGTATTACGTCGAATAACACTGCCGGGTTTATCGTGACTTGTGGAAATGGTGGCGGGAACACTGGCGTTCTCACATTGCCCACTGCTCCAAATGGCTGGATTGTGTTTGCTGAAAATATGTCAAGCAATGCATCAGGTGGAATAGCATCAATTATTTGCCAAACCGCAAAAGGGACTACATCGGCTACATTAGATCAGCGTATTTTGGCGTCTGGCGCAGCAGCTAATTGGGTCAACGGTGACATAATCCTTTGCCACGCCTTTCCATACTAACATGAAAATACGCGACGAAATAGTAATCAAGCAACGCGCTATCCAAGAAGAAGCGGACAATAAAAAGGCGAGAATTCAAACAGAGGCGGATTCAAAGATTGCAGAACTTCAGTCTGTTCTAGACACTGATGAAAAATGGCTCAATAGTGATACTGACAAGTTTCAGACAAAATTGAATCGGCTTGTGGAAATATTAAGGAAATAGAGTTTTAACCGCAGTTACAACCAGAAAGGAGCATCATGAACGAAAAGCAAGTGAATGCAGTAATCTCCGAACTAGAACAACAGCGCAACATTCTTGGAGCGCGTTGCACTCAGTATGTCTCGGAAGTTGTGGCGCTGCAGGAGATGATGCAGGCGAAAGATAAGCGCTTGGCCGAACTGGAAGATGAAGTAAAGGCGCTGAAGGAGCTTCCCGCTCAACAAGACGAGGCAAAACCGGAATGATGAAAATGGTTCAAGATTGGAAAAGTGGATGGAAATGGTTTTCCGTCCATATCGCTGCGATGATTGCGATACTTAATGCGCTTGTTGCTTCGCTGTCTTACCTGCAGGAGATTATAACTCCTACGCAGTTCGCATCGGCGAATGCAGTCCTTGGCATTCTGGTCATCATGGCTAGGCTGATAAACCAGCAAGAGGCATAATTCTGTGGCAGGTTTCAAGCTACATACGTTCGGCGGCGTCATACCAAGGCGGGAACCTAGACTGCTGCCGAATAATGCCGCTCAGGTCGCAGAGAATGTAAAACTATTCTCTGGCGCTTTGGTGTCGTGGAAGAAAGCGGTAACGGTCAATGCGCCGACGCGCAGCGGTACGCTGAAGTCGATGTATCGTATGTACAGCACGGCAACGGATTACTGGCTTACCTCAACATCTGATGTTGATTACGTTAGGGGTCCGATTGCTGGGGACACGCAATTCAAGCTGTACTACACCGGGGAACTGTCAACGGGTTCAGGATTTTCTTCAGGACCGCGCAAGACAAATCTCGCGCTGGCTACGGCGAGCGGTACAGACTACCCGCATGACTGGCTGGAAATGGGCGTTCCTGCGCCTGGTTCGCGTCCTACGGTCATCGGTACTGGCGGAACGTCAACGAACAGCATCACGCGCACTTATGTCTATACCTACGTCACAGGGACAGACCTACAGGGTGGTACGTGGCTGGAAGAGGGTCCACCTAGCCCGGTAGGGACAGGCACAGGGAAGGAAGATGCCACGTGGGTAATCGCTGCGCTATCGACCGGCACGACCGGGAAATATGCCTGGGGCGGCGCGACGAAGAATATCTATCACGCTGTAACTGACAACGCAGGGAATACGAATTATCAACTTTCCCTCGGGACCGTGCCTATCGCAACGACCAGCACGAACGACACAACCGCTGCGGCGAATCTTGGCGTCATCTGTCCCACTTTCACGCCTGGGGTCATTGGGTCGGAGTGGGTAGCTCCACCGTCCGACCTTACCTGCCTGATTGCTCTGCCGAACGGAATATTCGCTGGCGCTTCCGGCAATCTGATCTGTTTCAGCGAGCCATTCTTTCCGCACGCATGGCCGATTCGATATCGTCAAGCGGCAAACTTCAATATCGTGAGCTTGGGTGCGTATGGTCAAACGGTTATAGCGACCACTAAGGGACCGCCGTATGCGCTTGTAGGTGCGCGACCTGATTCAATGGCAATGTCACATATTGAGGAAATACATCCGTGCGTTTCAAAGCGCAGCACTGTGAGTTTTCCATGGGGCGTTATGTGGGCAACGCCGGATGGTCTTGCGTTGGCTGGGGTAGGTGGTGCGGTGAATGCCATAGAACCATTCATGAAGCGCGACGAATGGCGTACGCTGTGCTTTCCTGACAGTATTATCGCCAAGCAATTCCAAGATGTGTATTTCGGTTTCTTCCAGACAGGGACCGAAGGGCTGAACTTTATTTTCGATAAGGCGAACGATCAGGGTCCGCTTGTATTCGGAAACTTTGATGTGCAGGGTGCGTGGACTGACCCGGAATCATCGAAGATGTACCTGATGCAAGGCGGCATCATCAAGCAGTGGGATGCTGATGATACAAATATTTCTCCATATGACTGGAAAAGCAAAGTAATCGTATTGCCAAAGCCGGTTAATTTCGGCGCAATGCAGATCGAAGCTGACTTCGGAGCATTGAATTCACAATTGCAATTTGACACGCAAAGCGCGATAGACACAGCGATCAATGCAAGCCTGCTGGCTGTGGATGCGCTTTCTGGTGTAAGCGTGTGGGTAGGCACTACTTCATACGGGACCGGGACAACGGTCAAATCTGTTGATGGCGTAAAGATGGGCGTATGCATCGTTTCTGGCACATCGTCTAGCGTTGAACCGACTTGGCCCCAAGTTCGCGGCGGCACGGCGACTGATGGAACGGTGCGGTGGAAACAGGTATGGGACGTGCAGGGAGCAACACGCGGTGCTATGGGCGAATTCCTGCTTGGATACTACAATCAACTTACCCCAAGCGATCCTTTCCAGATTGGAACAACGCGGAACGGCTGGGGGTTCCCGATGGGAGCCAGTCTGTTGCAGGGTGGATCAGATTCCACCTTTGAGACTCGCAATATTCAGGTGAAAGTATTTGCGACAACGACCGGGACAGACCTTGATTTAATCGCTACGAGGGACATTACAAATCGTAACGTGATACGCTTGCCTAGAGGGTACAAATCTGACCAGTTTGCGATTGAAATTTCAGGCAATGTATCCGTGCGCTATTTCAAAATCGCTGAAACAGCGAAGGAACTTGGAACAATCGTATGAGTATCAGGCCGTCAATCGAGGACCCGCAAGGCGTTCTTGACATTAAGGCGAAATCAGTCCTGAAGTCGATGAAAAGTATCTTGGATATCATCACAGGGCGTGCGCCTGGGAATGCGCCTATCAAGACGCTGGGGCCGGATGCAACGCTTGCAGGCGTCATCAACAAGGTGAATGAAATAATCGGCAGGCTGCAGAAATAGGGGAACATCATGGCAATGTCATACGGTCAAGGCGAAGATGGCTCAATGGGTTGGCTAAACACTGACACAGGTCAGTGGACGCCGGACACAGGGCAAGCGCAGGCAGGGCTTCAGCCTGGGATTGGTCAGCAGACTCGTCCTGCTGCACAAAATGCAATTTCTCCTGCAGTAAAGGCATTGCTAGAAAATGGGCCATACCGTGAAGTGTCGCCGGATGGCGTAAACAGTAACGCATCGTACTACGGTAGTTTTGAAAACTGGCTTGCCAAAGCTCCTGAAGCGCAGCAGTCGATTGATTGGGCGAATAAGGCGGCTGCAAATGGCTGGACCGGGCCGACAGATCAGGGCGGCGGGATAGGTTCGATGGTGAAGGGGCTTATGAGTGGCCCAGGTGTACCGATAGGTATGTTCGCTGGTGGTATGGCCTTATCCGCTCTGTTCGGGAATGGTGGCGCATTGGCTGGACTTGTCAGTTCGACAGCACCGACAGAAGTAACTCAAGCGCTTGGCATCGGTGGGGATTATCTTGGTGGCATGTCTGCTACCGATCCTGCAATAACAGCGATGGCTGGTGAAGCTGCGCCGATTGCTGGCAGCACTACGGCTGCACTTTCTGGAAGTATGGGGGATGTTGGCGCTGATTATCTCGGTGGGATGACAGCGACAGACCCGGCAATCGGAACGATGGCAGATCAGGCAATCCCAATCGCCAATACGGTTGCTGGTGCTGGTGGCGCTGCCGTTGGTTCTGCTGCGGCTAACGCTGCTGGGGCTGGCACTGCTGGGGCTGGCACTGCTGGGGCTGGCACTGCTGGGGCTGGTGGTACAAGTGCGGTTACGCCCGCTGCTACAACTGCAGGAACCGCTGCAGGGACAGCAGCGGCGACCGGCGCTGCTGGTGGGGCCGGAACTGCTGGCAGTACGCTTGCCGGTGCTGCCGGGGCTGCAGGCGGTCTTTCCAGCCTTGCAGGGGCGGTGAAGGATGTAGGTACTATCGCGGCTGGCGTAGGCGCTGGGAATGCGCTTCTAGGCGATCCTCTTGGCTTGAACAAAGGTGCGGACGAAGCCAACGCAGCGGCGACGAAAGCCAGCCAAGCGAGCGCTGACGCGCAGACGCAGCTTGCGAAAATAGCTCAAGATCAGTGGGACTACTACAAGCAGAACTACCAGCCGCTTGAAACGAACCTGATAAAGCAGGCGTCCGAAGCGGGCTCGCCGGAAGAATTCGCGCGGGCGCGAGAAGCCGCGACCGGAGATGTGACCGGCGCATACGATCAGGCGCGTAAGCAGATGGCTACCAGGATGCAGAGTTCTGGCATCAATCCTGGGAGCCCGGCGTATCAGGCTGCACTTGGCAGTTCTGATTTGGCCGAAGGCGCGAGCCGAGCCGGGGCGCTGACGATGGCAGACAGGAACACGCGCAATCTTGCCTACTCAAAAGCGCTTGATGTGTCTGGGCTCGGGCGGAACATACCGGCGCAATCGGCTGCGAGCACGGCGAATGCAGCGAATACGGCGAATGCTGCTGCGAATGTGGCGAGCAATCGGCAGATCGCGCAGAATACGCAGGGCGTTGCGAACACGCAAGCGCTAGGGTATGGCATCAATTCACTCGGAAATGTGGCATCGAAGTGGTTTGGCACTCCTACTGCGCCGTCGCAGCCGACGAATCAGCCGACAAGCGATTTCTCCTACGATTCCGGCTTGCGATTCGCTCGCGGCGGCATGGTGCCTGTTCTCATGCGCCATGGATTGAACTCGAAAAACGCTGCAACGGTTTCAGGGCATCCGACGATTACGCCTCACATGAACAGGTTTGCCGATGGTGGCGGCGTAGGTCGTCAAGGAATGACGATGCCTGATGAGTCGAATATGGGAGATGCCTCCGAGATGAACGAACCGTTGCAGGGCGAAGGTACGGAAACATCGGACAGCATACCGGCGCAGGTTGACGGCCAGGAACAGGCTGCACTAAGTTCAGGTGAATTTGTCATGAACGCTGAAGTGCCGAAATTGACCGGCGAGGAAATTCTTAAGGCGATCAATGATGCTGGTCTGGAAAAGCGCGAGCAATCTGCGCCTCCGACTCCAGCACAGGCTTATGCGCAGGGTGGGCGAGTTATGCGCTATGCCAGGGGCGGGCGCGTAATGCACTACGGTTTGGGGAGTTGCTGAGATGGCGAATTTTCTTACGTCTGCAGGGCTCGCTACTCAAGGCGCGGATGCTGCGCGCAATGTCCAGCAAGACTATGAGATAGGTCAATCTCGGCTGAATGCTGCGAACCAAAATGCGCAGTTGGTCGGACAACAGATCGAAACCGGGCAGATGGGCCTGGAAGAAGCGAAGCGCAATCGCGCACAAGATATAGCGACTCGGCAAGCCGGGGCATCGTCAATCGCTGGTGGAAACACTATGAGCGGTTCCCTGCTGGACATGGCGAATACCGAAGCTCGCGCCGGTCGGATGCAGCAAGCATTGCAGTACAGACAGGCAAATCAAGCGCTGGAAGCGATGGGCGGGCCTGAGATTGTTCACGCTGCGATTACCGGGCAACCCGGCGACAGGCCGGATATCGTCAGCATCATGAACAAGTATGAGGCGACGAAAGGCGTGACCAATGCGACTATGGACAACGCTGGAAAGTTGATCGTCACACGCAATGGTCAGACTGCGCCTATCGACGTAAAGCAGATGGGAGAATTGCTGGGCATCTTCAAGCCTGCGAAGATGGAAACCATACCTGCTGGTGGCGTTGGCGTAATGACAGGCCCAGGAGTCGATCCAACGAAAGCGCAAAATCAGATCGTTGCGCCAAAGACTTTTGCAGAGAATCCGCAACATGGATTCCAGACTGTGAAGGATGCCGAAGGCGGGGAAACATTGATCGACATACGCCCAACGGTGGATGGAAAGCCGAATCCGGATTTCAAGAAGCCGGTAACAGGTGGCGGTGCTGCGGGAACGAGTGTGCGCAAAGATTTGCACGTGCTGGATGATATCGGCAAGGCGGTTGCTGACCTCGGGCCGGAGTATGCGACTATCGACATGAACAGTTTGAATCCAAAACCGGTGCCTACGAAGCTGGGCAATCAGGTCATGCTGATAGCGAATCAGTTGCGCCTCGGCACGAAGGATTCAGGTCAAGACTTGGACCCGCGTACCGTGGTGGACATTGCCGCGAAGGGAAAGGCGGTGCCGAAGTATGTTGATGGCAAGTTCGCCGGGAATGTTGTGCTGTACAACGGGCAGGAATTCCCGCTGCGGACGGCGCAAGGGGCGGCGCAACCTGCACCAAAGCCGGTGCCCGCGCCTGCTCCAGCACCCGCTGCTGCGTCTGCTGCACCCACTGCTGCGCCGATAGCGCCTGAGAGTAATTCGCGTGCCGTCAACAATCAGTTCGCTGTCGGTGGCGTGCAGGAACAGCCTGGGGCACGTGCTGCGTTTGATGATCGAAGGGCGAAGGAGCGTGCGCGCACGACCTATAATCTGATCGTGGCAGGCGCAAAGGACAAGCTCTATAGCCCGAAGGATATTGAATCTCTGCAGACGGTAATGAAGTCTGGAATTCTCACGCCAGCGGAGATGCAGCGCGGCGCTGCATTGCTGAAGGCGTCAGGTGTCGCTGGCTATGCGCGCGGCGGAATGGTATCTCGCGCTGGATTGGGGTAACGCATGGCCGGTCTGGAAGATGCAACCGTAAAGCCTGGGTTGTCGCCTTCGCAAGTCGAAGGCATGGTTGCGAAGATAGCTCAGGAACAGGGCGTTGATCCTGACCTAGCAGTTCGCATAGCCAAGCAGGAAAGCGGATTCAACCCGCTTGCCGTCAGCAAGCAGGGTGCGCGCGGCGTCATGCAGTTGATGCCTGGGACTGCGCAAGACATGGGCGTTACCGATGTTCACGACCCTGTTCAGAATATAACTGGTGGGGTGAAGTATCTCGCCATGTTGAACAAACAGTTCGGCGGCAACGAGGATTTGGTTCGCGCTGCCTATCATTCTGGACCTACGATGGTGGCACAGGGCGGGCTTGAAGCGCTCGGGCCGGAAGGCCGGAACTATGTCCAAAAAACTGCCCAGAATCGAGGGAAGCAGATTGCCAGCGAATTGAAAGGCGGCGTCACATACGGCGCACCATTGACGTTCGATGATGCCGGTGAAGTGCAGACACCTTCCGGCGTTACCTATGGCGAGCCATTGTATCCGCCAGATACGAAACCAGAAGCGCCGAAGGCAGAACGCGGTGAGTTCATGAAAGGCGCTATCGGTGGATTGATGAGCGCTGATCCCAAGATGTTCGGCGCTGCGGTTCAGGGTTTCGGCACGATGGCGAAATCGGAATGGCTGCAGAACAAGGGTAAAGAGTGGCAGGCGATTGCAGCCGAAAACGCAAAGGACTACGAACCGAAGGTTGGCAGTATCGCCAACGTCCGCACGGATGGAGTAGTCAACGCGATAGGTGATTTCTTCACGAAATACCTACCGTATCAGGCTGGGAATGCGTTGGCGTCGATGGCTCCAACGATTGCAACCGGGCTCATGGGCGCTGCCGCTGGCGGCGCAATTGCCGGTCCCCCTGGCGCTGCCGTTGGTGGCTTCGCTGGTACGCTGCTATCCGGCTATCCCATGAACTACGGCGATATCTACAGCGATGCGCTGGATGACAAGGGGATTCAGCAAGCCGTCAAGAGCGGCAAGCTGACTGATCTTGACGTAGCGCAAATCACTGCGCTTGCGGCTGTACCCATTACTGCGCTGGATTCGTGGTCCCTCGGGAAGATGGGTAACGCTCTTACTGCTCCGGTCAAAAAGGCGATATACCAAAGAGTTTTTGCCGAGATGAAGGCGGGCGGTCTGAGGGAAGGGACCACTGAGGGATTGCAACAGATAATCTCTGAGGCAGTACAGAATCAGCTTGGCAGCGACAAGACGCTGAAAGACAGCGCTATTGCCGTCATCGACAATGCTGTTGGTGGTCTGGCCGGTGGAGTATTGACCGGCGGTGCCGCTGGCGCTGTGCAAAGGGTGCCAGAAGCAGCGCCGCCCGCTCCGGGTGCGCAAGTACCCCCCGGTGCTGGTACGCCTGCTGGCGGGCCTATTCCGCCCACTGCTGGCCCAATCGCGCCGTCTGCTCCCCCTGCGGTTCCGCCACCCGGTTCGCCTCCACCTGGGGGAACGCCTGGGGCGAGGACGTATCCGAATATAGACAGCGAAGGGAAACCGTACAGGGATTTCGTTTCTGGGTCTGTTGTGGATGCTGGTGAAAGGCTTGATCCTTTCAACCCTGGTAGGGTCTATCCGGCTGCAGGGCTTTCCGCTATCGACCAAGCCAGGGTGGATGCGCAGATCATCAAGACTGGTGGCGACATACCCGGCGCGGATGACGCGCGGCTGAAGAATGCCACGCTGCTTGCGGTTTATGGAGAGAATGCGGCTGTTCGGCATGTAATCGAGTCGCCCGGTGACTTTTCGGCCATCGGCGATGCCATGCTCGCGGTTGCGCCTACCGTTGAGCGTGTGCGCGGTGCCATCGGACAAAATGAGCGCAGCAGGGACATAAGCGACGATATTCTTTCCGCCGTCGATGAAATCCGGCAGATGAAGGAATCCGGCAAGAGTTTAGCCGAAGTCATGGCAGAGGGAGCCACGCACGATATCAGCTACGAGGGGCAGCAATTACTGCAATTTCTTGATGAGAATCAAGGTAATCCTAAAGCGCTGGCATCGTTCATGGAAAGCTATCTGCATGAAGTGGAGATGGCTACCGGGGTTCCGTCTGAAGTACGGGGCCGCGCGTTCGACATAATTCAGGAGCGTGAGAATGCCCGCAAAGAAAAGGAAGCTGCACTTCAAAAAGAAAGAAAAGATCAAGCATTTGCAAAAACTGAAGCTACCGCTAACCGTGAAAAGGCGGTTACTGCTGGAAAGGCAAGAGAGCAAGAAGCCGGTGACCGGGTACTGAGGGAAATTGCGATAGCGAAGGCGGCGGGCTCAGGCATCACGCCTGGGATAAAGACGGCAATGCAAATAGCGCTGGAAACGGCGAAGCCATTGAAAGGAAAACAAAATGCCAAGCAAGCAGGTAAATCTGCAGGAAACGTACAAGAAGCTCCGGCAGGCAGCGCTGCAGCGGGGGCTGGACAAGATGAAGCAGGGAGAGGCAAGGGGGCAGTACCCAAGTCTGCTCAAGCTGGTGAACAAGGCAACGCACGATCCGTTCGTGCGGTCGGCGATCAGCCGGGCGTTGAAAATGCAAACCGGGAAACCATAAATCGTGGTGCCGCAATTGCAAGCGAAGTGGCACAGGCCGGGACGCGAAACAATCCGGTCATCGCAAGCAAGGTTTCGCATATCAATCAGGCGGCGGCTGTCGCGTCGAAGCAGCCGAGCCCTGCGCAGAAGGAGGCTAATAACTACCAGAAAGGGTATTTCCGGTTCGCAAACAACCATCCGCTAGCCTGGATCGGGACTGTAGCAATCGAGAATGCCAGGGGGTCAGAGCGCACGGCTGCTGACGGTTCTTGGACCGTCAAGGATATGCCGTATCACTATGGGCATCTGCAGTACGCCGAAGGCAAGGATGGGGACAAGGCGGATATTGCCATCGGCAAGGATTTGGATGCCGAGAATGTGTACGTCATTGACCAGATCGACCCGGATACGAAAAAGTTTGACGAAACAAAGTCGTTCGCAGCCTTCAAGAGCGAGCGGGCTGCGATCAACGCTTATGTCAGGTCGTTTTCTGATGGGAAGGGGCGGGCCAGGATCGGGGCTATAACACCGATGACGAACGCCCAATTCGTCGCTCGGGTGCAGGCGAACAACCTGAAAGAAGCTGTCACCTATGGGAGTGTTCCACGTGGAACATTTGAGAAACCGAACCCAAGGGCAGAGGCGATAGCCAACGAACTGAAGGATGAAGCTGTACGGCAAGAACTGCAGGTAATGTCGGATGAGGCTGGATGGGCGGAAGAGGGCGGGCGCCCACTGCGCGACGGCCAGGGCGCAAGCGACGAAGAAATCGCTGCAGGTATGGCTAGCCATGTAGGAAACGTCATCGGACGCACGAAATGGATACCTCGGGCTTCATGGTGGCCGGATCGTCCGGTGAAGCTGCGCGAGGGGCAGGTACGCGCTGCGGTGCGCAAGGCGCTGGCCGGGGAAGTGCTGGACAAGAAGCAAATGACGACCATCGAATACATGATCGAGGAAGCAAAGCGCACGATCAAGTATGGGGAAGAGGACGCAAACCCTGTTGAGGCATTCACGCCGGATGAATATGGCGAGCTAGATGGTCTGCCTGAAGCAGCGCAGGATGAAGCGATTTCCCTGGCTGACGAAGTGGACGGCGAGAAGCCGGATAATTGGAATAAACTTTCCGACAAGGAAAAAGAAAATGAACTTGACGCAATCTTTGGACCGAGTACGCGCAAGGCCACTGGCGGTGCGCAAGGCAGCGAGGGCAATGCTGCGCAAGAAGTGGGATCGGCAAAACTCTCAGCAGAGCCAAAGCAAAGACCGCCAGCGCTCCAAAAGCTGATTGATGACCAGAAGGCTGAACAGGTACGCCGTATAGCGTCCATCGGCGAAGTCGGAGATATCGCCATCATGCGCAACGAGAAGGGCGATAGGTGGTATGCCATTCTCGGCAATGCCTCAGATGAAGGTAATTCGCCGTATCGCATACAACATTTCGATGCGAACGGATTTTCAGGCCACATGGTCTATGCCTCGAAAGACGAAGCGATCAAAGAGGCTGCGCGAGATGGCTATTACCGGCGTGATGATGGCGCATTGGATCGGATGCAGAACACCCCTGCATTCCAGCGTGGCCTGGAAGCGGCTGAAATCATCCGCAGAGCGAACGCGCGAGAGTTGACCTGGGAAGAGGCGAACGCTGAGTTTGCCAAGATTGAAGAACGATACAAACCGCTGCTGGAGGCGTACACTAAGGCTGATCTTGCTGCACGTGCGGCTGCGAATGAGGCGGCGGAAAATAAAAAGAAATTTGACGAAGCTGCCGCTGAGAAGTTACGCGCGGGCTCTGCTCTGAAGGCCGAACAGCTTGATATGTTCAACACACAGGGCAGTCTATTTTCAAGGGCTGGAACTGAGCCGAAAGAGGGCATACCGCCTGGGTTCACAATTGATGAGAGGAATCGTGACAAAACTCAAAACCTCGAAAGACAGCTTAGAGCGCAAGGGGCAAATTTTACAATTACCCCGCTCACGCAAAGAGTATTGCGCAACGCTCCTGTTACGTCAGACACAGAGCGTGGGAAAGCTGCAAGTCGATCAATGGCTGAAAGTATCGCGGGAATATTTGGCAAAAAAATAGTTTGGATGCGGGCTGAAGGCCCGTTCAACATCAATGGCGCAGTGATTCAGGGCGGGTTCTTCGATCCGTACATCTTCCTCGATGTTGAATCAGAGAAGCCTGCGCATGTCGTGCTCGGGCACGAGTTGACCCACCACATGGAAGTCAACGCGCCAGATGCCTACAACCGGCTTATAGGCGCGATGAACGGGCTATTGCGCAATCATGCTGAGTATCGCGCAGAGCGTGGTATTCACGATGCGATAAGCGACGAGGATATAATCAAAGAGATGGTCGGTGACCTGATGGGTGATAACTTCGCTGATCGGCGTTTCTGGCATCTGGTAGCAGAGCAAAGCGGCGGCGCGTTCCAGCGCATTGCCACTGCGGTTAAGGAATGGCTTGATAGCGTAGCTCGCCTGCTGAAAGAGGCAGTCGGGTTCGGGTCAAATCAATTCGTCAACGATGTGAACAAGGCTCGCCTGATCCTGGCGCAAGCGTTGAGCGATTATGCAAGGAAGGTTGCGCCTAAAAAAGAGCTAGAAAGCGCGCGAGCCAAAGAAGATTACGCAGCTAATTTAGCGTTGTATCTCCAAGAAAAAACAGGGTCAATTTTCGGAAGGTTTGAAGGAAAATTAAGCGCTGAAGAACAAAGAAACTTGTTTGGCCGGTTCATTGGTAAGGGCAACATTATCATTGATGGCAAAGATGAAATTGTTGCTAATCGTGTTCGTGTTGCATTCGGCCAGGATTATGACGATAGGAATGTAACAAGCTGGAAAGACCTGAACAGTGGAGAGATTCGCCTATCTTACGCTGGGCCGCACGCAACGGAAAATTCCCCATCACTGCGCCGGTCATTCAGTATTGCGCAGGAATTGGAAGCGCTCGGCAAGCCGATGGAGAAGATTCGCCTTGCGACCGGATGGTTCAAGAATAAGTACGATCAAAAATGGCGGCGCGAGATATCAGACCGTGGTACTCGGCTGGTTGCGCCAATAACAGACTTCATTGAATCTCCGCTGTTCGGCAAGGAAACGGCCTATAAACTCGGTGGCGTGTTCGATAGCCCGCTGGTCTATAAGTTGTACCCTGAAGCGCGCAACATCAAGTTTGTCGTGCGCAAAGGGTTCATGGACTTCAACGGTCTGCAAGGGTGGTTCGATCAAGAGAATAATTCAATAGGCGTAACGCCATACGCCAAGAATCCAGAATCCACTATTCGGCACGAACTGCAGCACTGGATTCAAGCGCAGGAAGGCTTTGCCACTGGTGGTAATGCAGATAGTGTCATCGAAAAACTTACCGATACACAGAAGCAGCGTTTAGCTGAGAAGATGATTTCTGCGCTCCAGCTTCAATTGCGTTCAGCGAATGAAAAGCTGATAACTGCACACAAGTTCGCCGTTACTGGCGTCGGTGAAAGGTACGTCAAGGCATATACCGAATCTAACAGGATGTACAATCTTGCGATAGATGAGCCGATGGGCAGTCCGTTGCGCAAGGAGTGGATCACTGCATACGATGCGATGAACAAGGTAAAGAGTGAGATGTACAGCGAGATGACAGATAATCCTAAAGCTAGGTTCTCAGATTTGAGTCAAGAGCAAATTCACGCTGCTATGCAGATTCAATTGGCATTCGAGAATGGCAAGACGGCGAAAGACATAATCGCTGAGACTGAAAAGCACATGGTTGAATTGCAGAAGGGGGTGACGAAAATTCAATCAGGCGATCCTGAGTCGCTTGTGGAAGCGATCAAGAAATCCGGTGAGACGCATAACCTGTATTTGAGAATCGCTGGAGAGATTGAAGCGCGCAATGTGCAAGCTCGCGCCGATATGACATTGAAGCAGCGCAAGGAAACGGAGCCGCTGACCTCAGAGAAAATCCCGGTAGAGGATGCGATTGTCACTTATGACAGTGGCGGTAAAAGCGAGGAAACTCTACTAAATAGTAGAGTTTCGCAGACTCAAACCATTGAATTTAAAGAATGGTTCGGCGACAGCAAGGTAGTCGATTCCGCTGGGAATCCACTTGTTGTTTACCACGGAACGCCTGTAGATTTTGCAGAATTCGATCTGTCAAAAACATGGTTAAGTTCTCTTGGTGATTCTGGCGGTCTTGGCGCGTTTTTTACTAGAGACCCGCGCGAAGCATCGCATTATGCTGGTGATAGGTCTGGGCAAGTAATGCCTGTTTATCTTGCTTTGAAAAATCCATATACGATTACCGCTTCTGATCCTCTGCGCTACAAAATCACAAATAGCAAACGTGATGCGATTGCGGTGCGAAAACAATTGGAAAGTGAAGGATATGACGGAGCGATAACATATCAAGGTGAGTATGTCGCTTTCCGTTCAGAGCAAATAAAATCAGCCATCGGCAATGTTGGCACATTCGGCAAGACTGGTAATCTGATGCTGTCTCGCAGCCCTGGCACTGTCGGCGCTGCGCTCGGTTCCAACGCTATAACGAACTTCGTCAATGCTCAGGTGAACTCGCCCACGTCGCTTGGCATCTTCAAGGCGTTCAATACCCAATACCACAAAGCCGTCATGCTCGCGCGCAAGGGACTGCCGCAGTTCAAAGCTGTGTTCGATAAGATGCAGGATTATCTTAACGATACGAATGCGCTTTCGATTCATGCAGAGCAACAAGGTCAAGCGATCTTCCGTGAGCCGAAGGCGCTGAAAGACTTTTTCGGCGGCGCTGCGAATGACAAGGATGTGCAGGCGCTAGGACCGTGGCTGCACGGTGGCACGCTCTATGGCGGCGCTAGCCCCATGCAGGGCGTCGTATGGACCGATGCGGAACTGCAGGGCACGCAGGGCAATCGCCTACTGCCGCGCAATGCCGTGCCACTGACAAAAGAACAGGTCAAGCTGTACCATGAAGCTCGGGCGGTGATTGCCACGTCCATAGAGACTGGCGCAAAGTCTGTCATCTTCCGGCACGTGAAAAAGTACGGCGTGACATTTGACAAGTTCGACACGCTGGACAAAGTTGTTGGAGATGTGAAGGATCAGCTTAACGATAGGCTGAACGATGCGCAGATACAGCGCATGCTCGCTGAACAGAATGCCGATGACGCTTTCGACACGTACCAGCAGGCGAAGGCTGATGCGGCTGCGAATCCGAAAGATCGTCAATTGCGCGTTGCAGAAGAAAACGCGAAAGCGAACTACGATAATGAACAGCGGGCGCTGGATATCGCACAAGCCAGGATTGAAACACTGGAAGCGCTGATTGGTAAGCCGAATGATCCGGGCACGCTGGATAAGATTCAGGACACGGCGAGCAAGCTGATAGAGCACGGTTACATGCCGCTCAAGCGGTTCGGCAGTCGCACTGTCACTGCCAGGGATGCGCAAGGCAAGGTAAAGTTCTTCGGCGCATTCGACGGCACGCCTCTGGTGCCTGGGTCAGCGAACTACGAGATGCAGAACGTCGCAAATCAGATCAAGGAACTTCATCCTGACTGGGACGTAAAGACCGGCGTGCGCGATGAAGAATCGTGGAAGATGTTTCAGGGGCTCAGTCTCGATGCGCTGGAAAATTTCCTTGATTTCGTGGACGCCGAAACGAAGGCAGAGCTTGAGCGTGACCCGATAATTCAAGAGTACCTTGCGAACTCCGTGAACAATCGTAGCGTGCTAAAGGAACTGGTACACCGGAAAGGCACGCCAGGATTCTCCAAGGATGTGCCGCGCGTGCTCGCGTCGTTCGTTACCAGCCATGCGCGTAACGCCTCGGGGATGTACCACATATCCGATGCCACTGACCTTGTGAGCAAGATACCGAAAGAGCAAGGGGACGTGATTGGTGAAGCGGTCAATCTGGTGAAGTACGTAACCCAGCCGGGCGAGGAAGCGACAAAGCTACGCGGATTCCTGTTCTTCCATTTCCTCGGTGCGTCGATGGCAGCGGGTGTCGTCAACCTGTTCCAAACGCCCATGATGACCTTCCCGGCGCTGGCGCAGTACACAGGAGCCGGGAACGTCATAGCGAAGCTGACAGGTGCATCGAAGCAGGCTGCGATGGACCCGGCTACGATCAAGGGAGACGTTGGCGCTGCGCTGATGAAGGCAGAGCGCGAGGGTATCACTGCCCCGCAACAAATCCACCATCTGATTGCGACCGCATCCAATAACCCGTTTTCGAGCAACAAGGCTTTCCGTGGGTTCATGAATATGTGGGGCGGCATCTTCGGTGCCACTGAGGTATTCAATCGCCGGGTAGCGTTCATTGCTGCCTACGAGATTGCGCGCGAGAATGGCAAGTCCGATGCTGACGCCTACGATCTGGCAAAGGTTGTGGTCGGCGAGACGCAGGGAATCTACAACAAGGGGAACAAGGCGAACCTGGGGCGAGGTGCGTTGGGCTCGGTGGTCATGACGTTCAAGCAATTCTCGATCATGTACCTTGAACTGCTGCGCCGCATGCCGCCGAAGCAGCAATTGATGATGATGGGGATAATGTACGCTGCCGCTGGCCTGGAAGGTATGCCGTTCGCGGAAGATATAGAGGACGTGATAGACACGCTCGGGCAGTGGCTTGGCTATTCCACCAATACCGGCAAATGGCTGGGTAAGGCGGTGCGGAACACGCTTGGTTCAGAGTGGGAGCGTCCGTTGCTCAAAGGGCTTGGCGGCATGCTTCCGCTCGCCCTGAATACCAGACTTGGCATGCCTAACCTGATCCCCGGAACAGCGTTCTTTAAGCCGTCCGAAATCGACAAGACGCGGGACGTAGCGGAAGCTGTTGGGCCTATCGGCGGTGCGCTCCAATCCTTCTCAGATAGCCTTGCAATGCTCGCTCGTGGCAAGTGGGACACTGCCGCCCTGAACGCCTCGCCGAAGGCCGTAAAGGACGCCTATGCGGGCGTACACATGGCTTTGACCGGCGAATCTCAGGACATGAAGGGAAGGTTGGCGCTCAAGGATGTTTCCATTGGGGAAGCGCTCGGGAAGTTCGGCGGGTTCAATCCACAGCGGGCATCGGTCGAAAGCGAAGCGAAGCGCGAGGTTATGCAGGACCGGAACATGCGTACCGTGCGCCTGGACGATATGGCGTCGGACTGGGCTGATGCCATCTTGCGCAAAGATCAAGAGAAGGTGAAAGAGTCAATCGCCAAGGTGGTCCAGTGGAACCGGGACAACCCGGAGATGCTGATTGACGGAGCTACGATTCTTCGCGCTGTCCAAGAGCGCGTGAAAGCTGGTATGCGTACAGGCGAACAGCGCTTCATCAAGTCTGTCCCGCGTACCATGAAGCCGGAAGCGATGCAGGAATTGCATCACTAGAAAGTGAAAGGCCGCACCCTTCGACGGATGCGGCCTTTCGGTGATTCTCTGAATTTCCCGTTTGCGTTTTACGCCGTGCCGGGTTTGATAGATATCGGTCCCATGAACCGGAATACCTACCGCAAATTCATCTTGCTGCACCTCGCGCGTATGTTGTTCGACAGGACCACGCGGTTAGCAATTCAGAGCTATAGAACCCGCTGCCAGCGGGATATGTAGGATGCACGAGCTACCTAGAAGTTCATTCGCCAGACTTTTCAGCCCGGTCCAGCTTTTCAATTTCAGCCAGGATGAGCGCTGCTGCGCGCACCAAATCACGGCGCGGTTCTTTCGGTTTCCAGCATTGTTCACTCCAAGGCCAGATTTGCGGCATAGCATTATGTGCATCTCCTTGCGATGCCGGGTGTAGCTGGTCTGCAGCATTGATTGCGTAAGCCGCGCCAGCAGCAACCAATTCGCCTGGGTCGTGGGAATCATCATGACCTTCGTCATACCTTTCGTGGCTGATCTGGCGAGCGCGTTCCTCCATAATGTCACCGGCAGCTTTTGTGATTTTTGCAAGCCGCTTCTCAAGATCGTTGTTCGTGCGCTCCAAGCCATTCGCCTTGTTCCGGTAGAACAGGCCAGCTTCATTCGCTCGCACGAAATCTCGAACAAGCGGATGGCTTCTACTCCAATTCAATGCTGTTTCCATATCTTTACTGATTTGGCAAATAAGTTCCAATGCCATTTTCCCTCCTAATTGAATGGTGATTCGCAGACCTGATACACCGTAATCCCCTCGTTGCGGAATGCCTTGATGGTGTCTGCGTTGTCCTCGAACAATATCAAGACTTCCTCTTTGTCTCGATAATATTCTCGATACATCTCCATCTTGATGATGTGGTGCGCACGCACGTCCAAATCTTCACGCATCAGCAGACGGCGAGGGGATAGCAAGCCGGTATTCGCCATCCATTGCATCGTTGTAATCCGCATGCGCTCCGGTCGGCACGTCATGATATCCACAAACGGAACTTCCGCGCCTTCGACTTTCCCCATCTGGATAGCATGGCCGATGATCTGCGCTTGCGTTACCAGCATGTTGAACAGTACCACGCCAGCAGGGATACCTGGGTCGCTTATCATCGCATCGTGGAAGTGCTCGCCTTGCAGCATCAGGCGATGCCGCCAGTCGGACAGTACGCCATCTAGGTCAAAGATAAACGAATACGACTTAGTTTTCATTTAATCCTCGTTGCCTTGTGGTGCGGTTTGATAGCAGAGTTGAAGAACTTACCAACGCTATCCGCGCCTTCCAGAAGTTTGAAAACTTCTGCAGAAATTCCAGCGTAGTGCCACACTGCGCCGTTCTTGAACTGCACGGTTAGTGTGCTGCCTTCGTGCCCAATAGCTGCGATTTGAGATGAATCTACTGGTATCATTTCCATGCACGTCTCCTTATTGACTTTACCTTTGCCCGGTGAATCGCTCTTTGGTGCGCTTGAGTTGATCTGATGTTCATGGAGATGAACATTGGTGTTTGAAGATTAGTAACGATAAAGCTTCCTGGGATTCCGCTCCCGATTAGATACTTCTGCAGTTCTTCGCCAGACAGCAGCGGTTCGCCCTGCATTTCGTAAGGCCCCTTCGGAAAAAAGACAGTCGGATCAATTGGGAATTCGCTCACGGCAATGTACCTGGGACAATGTTGTTCGCGTGCAGCACTTTGCGCGCTTCCAGCCATGACTTCGCTTGACCGAATAGTATATTCAGGCAGGCGTCATAGGCAGGGCGCGGTATGCCTTCTGGATGCAGTTCGCCCGCTCTGATAAAGCAGTGATCGTACAGCGCGAGCAATTGGAAATGGTTAAGCTCGGCGAGTCGCAACGATTCGTCCCCGCTGGCATTGCGCATCTTTCCCTGGAATCCCATGTTTCCGGCGTCCGCGTGCTGCATGTGTACGTGCTGCTCGTTCTTGACCACGTAGAAACCCTTGTCCAGTGCAGCCAGGAAACCATAGTACACATCCAGCGTATTCGCCCCGCCGTCATCCATCTTCTTCAGAAACTCGCGGCTGTACCCGGTGATAACAGAGCCGTAGGCGAGGTTCATCAATCCTTCGGCGGCGTCCACATAGCCTGTCCGCTGCGGGTAACCGGATACTGATTGCCGCGTCTCCGCGCCTGGGTTCTCAAAGAACATCGTGCATGCGACAGCGGAACAGGAATTCTTGCGCACGGCTTCGTCGCATACCTTGACACGATCCGGCAAGCTGTAATCGTCGGCGCTGAGTTGGTATATCCAATCGCAGTCGTCGGATGTTTGCTGCCATGCATACCTGAAGTGGGCGTTGCACGCCTTCATGCCGTATGCTCCGCGAATCGGGCACTTGACGATCTTGATTTTGTGATGGCAGGGGCCGAATGCCTTTGCCGTGTCGATCATTACCTGTAGCGTGTTGTCGGTCGATTCCTGATAGCTCAGGATGATTTCGCATGGTACAGTTTGTTCCAGTGCGCTTTGAACTGCGCGACCAACGAACTTTTCTTTTTGCCTTGCGTTTATCACGAATGCGATTGTCATTTGTCCAGCCTTATTATTGGAAAGTTTGAGCCTTCAGGTCCGGTCATCTTCTCGATGAAATAATTTTCCCACTGTATTCCAGCAAAAAAATTCTCTTGTTTCTTGTGTTCATTAATGAACGATTGGAGTTCATTCCACGATTGCGGCGTAGAGCTAGCATCCTCTCTTCCCCAATCAATACCGATGAAAATTGGTCGATCAGGTTTCCAGATCGTCTTGACCGGCATCAGAATCCCGCTTCCTACTACAGCGGGCGCGAAGCCGGATGCCAATATACCGGCCATGCCTTTCAAAAATCCTCTGCGGTCCATCAGATGAAATTCCTATGCGGTAGGTTAGAGTCAATGAACTGGATAGGCTTGCCTTTGTTTAGGTGGTTATCAATCGCCGTGTTGGTGCAGTGCTGCAGGCAAAGCGCATCGCATGATTTCTGCGCGTTGAACTGGTCTGAGGCAAGGTGATTGACTATCTCCCAGTAACGATCTGACTGCACGATTTCAGCAAAGGACTGGTCAACGATGTTACCCATGTGGAACTTGCGCCAGCGATCATTGAACAATCCCCCGCACGGCGCCACTAGACCGGACCCGGATATCTGCAGGATGAACGGAGGGCCATAGCAGCGCTGGTATTCCCTGCCGCCGTTCTCCTTGATCTTGGACCATTTCACCACGCACTTATACGTGTTGTCTGAATAGGTTTCCGCCTCACGCAGCAGATCGTGCAGCGCATCGTATTTTGAATAGTCCACGCCTAGCGTGTGCTCCGGCGTGTCGCTGCAGTGCTTGATGACGGCATAATCCGGCCCGAGTTCTTTTCCGAGTGCAGCAAATGGAATGATCTGGTCGGCCATGTCTGGGGTAAGCACCATCTGCATGCCGATGGTGACCGGCAAGCTGTACCGATGCTTGATGGCTACCATGTCTCGGATGTTCTGCACTACTCGATCATAGGACGATGGCTTTACGCCCATGATTTCGGCGTAGCGTTCCCTGGTGCCGCCCGAGAAATTGATACGCAGGTAGGTCAGAGATGGCAGGATGTTGTACGCCATTTTCTTGTCGATCAAAAATCCATTGCTGCCAACAGCCATGTCGATCCCGAGATAATGCCCGCGCATGATGGAGTATTCAAAGCATGGCGAGATGGACGATTCGCCGTCGCTAACCAGCGAGATGCCGCGCACGCCGATATCCGCGCAGTCGGCAAGAAACCGCTCCATGACTTCGCGCGTTATCTCCTTGCGGTCGTTCTCCTGATACTGTGCAGCACAGAAGCCGCAAGCGTAGTTGCAGACGCGAGTAAGCGCCATGTCTATAGTGATAGGCGATATCCGCTCGCCACGCTCCCATGCACGAAAGCGGCTTTCATGCAAAGCAATCTTACTTCCATCGAGCAAAGAGTCCCATTGTTCGCTCATGTCGCATCTCCTATTCCGCGAAACTTCGCCAGTTTCACGCGCAGCTTGTTCTGATCCGTCTTTCGGCTGCACATCAGTTCGTATTTTATGCCATCGCACAGGTTGCGCAGACGCGATTCCGCAAAGAAAATTTCGCGCCCGGTCGCGTCGGTTTCAATCGTAATTACCTCTCCGACAACAGAGAGAATCTTGCAGCCTGGAATCAGTTTATCAAGGACTTGCTGTATGTCGATGTTCATTCTTTCCTCACTACGTTGAGCATGGCGCGGTACGCTATTTGCATAGCATCGTAGTGCATATGCCCATGTGGAAATCGCAAACGATCTAAGTGCTGTTCATACGCCCTAGACATATCACCAAGTATGCGTTCATTTGGCTCCAGCGGCACCAGCGTCCAGCCGGGAGGGATGGCGTAGAGGGAAGTTCCAATCGGAATGTCTTTGCAGAGCCATGCCACTTTGTAGAACGGAATTGCATCTTGGCGCTCTACTACCTGCGCATCAGGCTCAAGGTTCGCAGGCGAGGTTGATGTGCGCATGACGATTTCTGCACGCCCTTTGCATTGATTGCCCGAATTCGTTTTGTTCTTGATGATTCCGCACACAGAGCAGTGCTCCCACTTCACAGGGCCTGTGGGCGGAACCCACTGGTGAAGGTTCGCAGGCGAGGCAGCGCAGTCACATTTTGGCTTTGTACATTGACTTGGGTATAGGCAGGGGTGGTTCGCAGGCGAGGCAGGACCAGCAGCATGACCATCTGGTGAAGGCGTTGTTAGATGGTCCATGCAACGGTTTGGCCACGCTGTTTCTTTGCCGCACTGCGGGCAGGTAAGCGTTCCTTGTGCTTTCATGTTGCCCCCTTAAACCGCGCTACCGCAATTAAACATATGCTCACAGATTTCTATTTTTGTACCTGCACACAACCAAAGATGTTCGCCGTAAATCTTTTTGGCGGTTTCCTCAGCAGCCTTTTTATTCAAGAATCTAACAGCCTTAAAAGGATCGCAACCGAACGAATCTCCACCTGCCCAATACCATCTTGGATTAGTGGCGTGTGTGCATTCAATGAGCCATACTGTATCTGCCTCATGCCTGCCTGCGAACTCTGTCTGCCCGCGCTCTGCTTCGAGCGCAGCATGAAGTTCTGTAATACGCCCTTCAAGTCGCCTAGTAGCTGCTTTCCACGCCACCCATAGCGCACCCTCTGTACTATTACCCCATGTTGGTAAAGCGCCATTACGCCATTTTAGAAACTCCGTATGGTCGTCGCGCAATAATCCTGATTCAGCCATGTTTGTTCTCCAGTTCCCGCACGCGGGCTTCAGCGGATTCAGCAGCATTTTTGTATTCAAGTATCGCGTGAAATGCCTTCTGCCGTTCTTCTTTCCGCGCCTTGCGCTCGGCGGTAAGCTGTTCGCGCAGTTCGGTGAGTTGCTTGAGCATCTCGCGTGCGTCAAGAGTGAGTGCAGCGCATTGTTGCTGCAGTTCGGCGTTCTCGCGTTCGAGTCTTTCAACAATTACTGGTGATAACACGACTCTGTCCCTGTGTATAAGCTGATCATCAGCGAACTTGTCATATGTCCTCGGCGTGGCCGCAGCAGGGGCATAACAAGTATCCCAAGAGTGTGGGCTGGAATGATAAGGCTTAAACTTGCAGAGCAGCCCAATAGGAGATACAGCGCCACAGATCGTAGTAACCGCAGCAGGGGCAGGCTGATCATCTGCTGAGCTACCAGATCGAGGCATCGCTGTATCTCGGTCCTGCCCCTGTGCGGTTCGTTGCGGCGTTGCGTAGAGTTTCATTCCGTGCCGTGGCGTAAATTCTGGACGCCAAATGATGAAATCAGATTGTCCTGGTGCCGGTGAACGAAAATACTCTCCGTCTGCAATAGGCTCCGCGCCTCGTTGCGCCTCGGCTAGAATGAGAATGCGGCGGGCGAAGGCATAAATTTCAACTGGTGGTACATGCCAACTTTCTTTTGCACACCGTCTAATGTCGTCGTCAGTCATTTTTCATATTCCTTTCGAGTTCTTCCCTCGGCAGAAACGGGAACATATCGTGCAACGGTGAACTGGTGATTGATCCATCCGGCATCTTCTTGGACGAGATGCGCGGGATCAACGGCTGATTCGGCTGCATCTGAACTTCAACGATAAGCGGACCACTTTCAAATAGCACTTCCCTCAAACGTTCTTCAAGAGTTTCGCTGTTGTCGATCATAATGTAGTCGATTCGGTAAGCGTTCGCCAGATCGCACAGGACCGGGAAAGTTAAATCTTCCTCTTCGGAACCAACGTAGTGATTGAAATGGTTCTCCTGCATCGCCTTGATGGTGCCGTACCCGTTGTTGTTCAGTACGAATATCGTGATTGGTAGACCGTGGTGCGCTATCGTGGCAAGCTCCTGCACGTTCATTTGGAGCCCGCCGTCGCCAACGATGCAGACAACCGGATTGTCATGACCGAACGCAGCGCCCACTGCGGCTGGGAGCCCGTACCCCATGGCAGCGTGTCCACCTGAGACTACGAATCGCTGCCCAAACTTGTTCTTGAACGCCTGCATGGTGCATGTGAACGCCGTTCCCTGGTCGGTAACGATGGTGGTTTCGCTGATGAGTTGCCTGGAAAGCACATCGATGAAGCGGAAGCTGTTAATGCCTTCCGTGTTCTCGTACTCCGGCAGAACGACCGGGTATCGTTCCTTCCAGTTGACGCAGCGTATGCGCCAGTCGTCGGAATGATGCACTTGCGGTTCCGTGAACAGCATCATGTTGATGAACTGAAGCGCATCGACAGGTATCTTGATATCGACATGGAGCGATGGTTTCTCCATTTCGTGCTGATCAATGTCAACCATGATGATCTTGGCATCAGGCGCAAATTGGTCGAACTGGTATCCGATCATCGGGACCGATAACCGGCTACCGATCACAAGCAGCAAATCCGCGTTCTGGACAGCGAAATTACTGGCTCGGTCGCCGAATATTCCCATGTGTCCGACAAGCTGCGGATGGTCGTATTGCAGAACCTCCAAAGCGCCCCAGGACGTGATTACCGGGATACGCAGGGCATCGACCAGTCGTTGCGCCGCTGGCGCTGCGTCGGCCAGGATAACCCCCCTGCCAAGTATCATGACAGGTCTTTGCGCCCTGCGTACCATGTCCAAGGTTTGGAATACCCGCCCTTTCATGCTCATGTGTGGGAAGATGAAAGGCGGTTCGTATTTCTGTAGTGCATCCGGGTCGATCCTCTTGGATTGGATATCTAGCGGAATGTCGATCCAGACCGGGCCGGGTCTGCCTGACTTGGCGATATCTACTGCCTTTTCCAATTGATATCGGATATCCCTTTCTGAATAAACAATTTCTGCAGATTTTGTAATTGGCTTGACAAGTTCAATGATGTTTGTCTCTTGCACGCCGAACTGTCGAACGCCTGACGTTCCTATCATGGTGTTTGTCGTCACCTGACCGGAGATGAAGATTACCGGGATAGAATCAACCCAAGCGCAAGCCACGCCGGTAAGAGCGTTAGTACCGCCTGGGCCAGTAGTAACAAGACAACATCCCAGACCGTGAACACGTGAATATGCTTCCGCTGCCATTGCTGCCGCTTGTTCATGATGGCACGCCACATAATTTATGTCCTTTTCCAGTCGTCCAAAAGAATCCAACAGGTGCATGCACCCGCCACCAGATACGCCGAACACGGATCGAATGCCGAGTTCAGATATGAATTTCGCAACGTAGTCTGACACCTTCATGGAGTTATCCTTTTTGATGCACATTATGAAATTGGAGTTTTCTCCAAGAGGAATGCGAATATCAGGTATTCCGCTATTCCATACAGCATTGCTGTGGTGCGGCGACTCAAGCCAAATCTTGTTTCCCATGAACGTCTGTTCCTCGAATCCGAGTTTCAGAAGTTCTCCGGTGTACGGTACAACATCCGTTTCGTATGGCTTATTTTCTCGGCCATAGTCATCGCCCATGCGAACGAGGTCACTCTTGTTCGACGGTTCTTCAATCTCCATCAGCCACGCCCCATCTTCGGCGCTGGGAAAGCCGTCAAGCTCGCTGATTGCCTCGGTCTTGTGGTATTCACCCTTGCCGATATCAACCACGTCCAGCGCGTTCAGGTTTCGACCAAGGTTATTCTTCGTGAAGTACACGCTGCCGGATAGCACAATCAGGCGCGTTTTCTTGTTCGGATGGCAGTGCAGCGAGGTCTTGCGCTTGGCCGCTATGTGCAGAATCCAGACTGCGACAGCGCCATTGTCGAAGGCTGACCACTCGAAACCCCACGGTTTGTGGATCAGCTTGCCATCATGATTGTTTGTCATTCTTCTCCCCTTCAAATCGCGCATCGCCAATTTCTGGAAATTCGGCATCAACTACCTTTGCATCTGGCGATTGATATTCACGAGTAAGACGGTGCATGTATTCTTTTTCGCGGATGCAGCCAATAACAGCGTGCATGAATTGCCCGTTGTTCTTGTAGTGATCTGCCGTGATTATGTTCTCATGCCTGATTACCGGAGCTTTGATATACAGAGCCCCGGCATTTTGTAGGTCGTCTTTAATGCTCTCGTAGCCAGTGCATTTGATGCCTAGCATAATTCCGGCAGAAATCAGAACCCATGGGCCATGGCAGATTGCAGCTATTACCCTGTTAGTTTTGCACATCAGAAGAATGAAGGCACGAACGTCAAGCCGCATGCGCAATCTGTCTGGGCACTCGAATCCGCCAGGGACCACAACGAGGTCATAATCGTATGCGCGTAGAGCACCAATGTTGATCGTAGCTCTTGCTGGAACGCCGTACTTGCCGAAATATTGTTTTGTTGTATCCGGTACGGCAACATCGACAAGCCACCCTTCCTCTTGCATGCGATAGTACGGATAGATAAATTCCTCGTCTTGAAACCCTTGTTCTACGAGAATCACTGCTCTTGTCACATTGCCCCCTGTACGGAAAGAATTGAATGGAGTAACGCAAGGTGCGTCATCTCGACTAGGCCGTAGTCTTTGGCCGGGACATAGAAGCTCAACAGCCCTTTCTCGCGCAGTACGTTGTTCGGGTTCATGCCGGAGAAGGTAACGAGGTCCAGCCCCATTTCAAACGCCTGTTCCGCTGCGCGTAGGATGTTCTTCGACTTACCAGACGAACTTACGATGATGACCAAATCCCCAGGCAGCGCATAGAATTCAAGCTGCTTGGCAAAAATTTCGTCTATACCAAAGTCATTGCCGAGACAGGTAAGCGTCGGCGCATCGTTGAAGGCAATCGCGCGCATGCCGCCGTTCTTGCTGAAGTCGGTCGCCATGTGCGACGAGATGGCAGATGATCCGCCGTTCCCGATGAAGATTATTTTGCATCCGGCGTCGAAGTTACCGGCATGCGCGCAACGCCACTTTAGCTCTGTCATCGCTGCTACGAGGTCAACCCGATCATGGGCAAAGCTCGCCTGCGTGTGCTGCGAACAATCCTTGAGCAAATTAAAATACTTTTGCAGGCAGGAAATTCCGGCGTCATCAAGCGCTGCGCCGCGCCCGGTGTAATGCTTCTTTCCCATCTTCAGGTTCGGTGGAGGTTCCGCGCCTTTTGCGCCTTCACTTAATGACATTTCTGCTCCTTAGATATTCACCACTGAGGATGCGGCCAGATGAAAAAATCTGACCGTCTGAGCCCGGTTCTTTTTCCATGTAGCACACATGCCCGCCGTGCGCCTCGACTGCCGCTACTTCATGCGGTATGACCCCTTGCGCTTCCCAGCCCTTGGCGTAAATCTTCGGCTTGATCGTGGTGATTGCAAGACACGCCGTTGCTTCTTCGACAATAGCCACGTAATCGACAAGCTGAAGCGCTGCAAGGCATTCTGCTCGTATCGTCTGCGGGAAGGCTGGTCTATGCTCGCCTTTGTATTTCGGGAAATAGGCATCTGCGGTGAGCGTGGCAATGAGGTAGCCTGGACCCAGTTTGCGTGCCCAGTCGATGTACCGAATATGACCAACATGCAGCAGATCAAAGCATCCATGGACTAATATCCCGTTGAAGTTGTAAAGCATGGCGAGAGGAAGAATCTTTTGGAATGGAAAGTTGTTCATAAAAAACTCGCGCGATGTATTGATCACTTTTTCACCCTATAAAAGATGATGCACTGTTGCATGCCTTCAATGCCTATTCGGTGCATGGTGTGCAGAGCCCAGCCCTCGGCTGATTGCTTGTTCAAAAATTCTTCCAGTTCTTCAGATTCGTGAACGCTGGTATTCCGCCCGGTTCGCCAAAGAACCTTGTATTCGAGTTCCATCATATGAAGTTCTTGTGTGGTACGCCGTTCTCAAGATCGTTCAGGTAGCGATTCGACTTGTCCATCCTACAGTTCAATCGGCATTCGTGAATGTCAAGGTCGTGGCGCACGTATAGCCAGTTCAGCCATCGCTTATCCCCTTGCCATATCTCCTTGAACGACTGGGTATTGACGTTGCCGAGTTTGAAACGGTCATCAAGCAGGTAGGCACTGCATGAGTACACATCGCCGGTCGCCATGATGTATGCCCACAGATACGGCGTAGCGTGGCACTTGTCATAGGATATCTCGCGCGTGTTGATCGACTCCGCGCGTACTACCGTATTGTTTCCTCCAGCCGGGACGATGGGAATGAATTTCTCGTACTGCTTCGTGATGCTGCTCTTGTGCTGGCTATACGGCTTGAGCACGCAGTAATCTACCCCGGCATCGTCGCATAGCTTCTGCAGCAATGGTGCTTCGTGCTGATTCTCAGGCAACAGGACCATCTGCACGCCGATAGTGCAACGCCCCTTGCGCTTCACTGCGGCGCGAATGTTATCCCATACCTTGTCGAAATCCTTTGCATCCGTCCTGTGTACCTTCGCGTATGTCTCGCGCGTGCCTGCGTTCATAGACACCTTGACCCACGAACAGCGATCAAGGTTTTGCAGCCTGTCCAGCAGGACACCGTTTGTCGTGAAAGAAACGTCCATTCCGGTATGCACTGTTGAATCGACCATCATGTTGATGGCTTTGTGCAGCAGCGGTTCGCCTTCTCCGGCGAACATCAGCCCTTTGACGCCGCATGCGCCTAGTTCCTTGGCAAGAAGAGCGAACAGCGCTGAGTTCAGGCGCGTGCTCTTGTATCCGATGTAGTCAACAGCGCAGAATGTGCAGCGGTGATTGCACGCTCCGACAGGCGAGACTTCAACGTACAGCGGGAATATCTCTTTCGCCGTCTCCCATTTGTCTTTTCCGTCCATCCACTGTGCAACGCGGTGCGGGTGGAATATCAGCTTTTGGGAGTCCAGCCGGAATTTATCATCCATGATTGCTATCCTTAGAAAATCCGGTTTGCTCTGAAACCGGCAAAGTCACGCCCGCAAAATTCGCGCTATCGCTTGGCCTAACCGCGCCTCATCGCTGGGTACGTGGACGTTTAACCCGCTGCTCTATTTCCGCGCCCCTGCGATCTTGCCTACATCCCTGGCAACATAACCGGGCACGCGCATCTGACCCCTCAGAGCCGATGCCAGCTTGTTCAGTGCGCCGCGTGGCGCTGTGTCCACCTTCAGAATCGGCAACAGGTCTGTGCGACCGTCAGCGATGGCTTTGCAGATGGCAACGAGTGCGGAATCTTCCGTGAAGTGTTCGCCTAGCACGGCAATCCAGTTTTCTTTGATCGTGCTGCCTTCGATCTTGACGGCTTGCGGCATATCGAAGGCAGCTTGCTTTGCGGTAGCCTCGATTTCCGCCCGCCGCGCATTCGCCTCGGCGTTCTCGCGTGCCGCTGCTGCGGCTTCATTGGCCTTTGCCGCTGCCGCTGCCGCTGCCGCCGCTGCCTTGGCGTTACCTTCCGCTTGCGCCTTGCGTAGCGCTTCCTGGGCCTCCTGCTCGCGCCTTTGCTGCTCGCGCACTTGTTCTTCAGCGCGAGCACGCTCGGCTGCCGCTTTCGCTTCCGCTTCCTGGCGAATTTTGCGCTGCTCTGCCTCGATGCGTTCACGCTCGGCGGCGATCCTGGCACGCTCTTTCCCTTCCCAAGAAAGCAGCTTCTTGCCTAGAATGTCGCGGCCTTCTTCAAGGTCGGCGAGCGCTGGCGCAAACCATTTTTGGCATTTCTCCTTGATCGTGTTCATGAAGGTTTTGGCTGGCTCCATGAAATCTTTTTCCATGGCTTTAACTTGGTCGATGCGCCTTGCCCATGTTGTGCGCTGTTCGGCGGCAAGCTGCGCCATGTCGTTCGAGTCAACTTCCCATTCGTTCGCTTCAACAGCAGCGCCAACGGTGCGTACCGCCTGCAGCATTGCCGGAGTGACCGGAACGGTAACGGTCATGTTCTTCGGTTCGTCGGCAATCCGCGTTGCCTGATCTAGTTCGCTCATTTTCCGCATATCTCCTTCAAACGGTAAAAGTTAAGACAGGTGAGAAAATCCTGGAAATCATTCTTGGAAGTGTACTCGCCCATCCGGTAGCGCTCTTTCTCGTTCAAGCGCAGAGCAAAGCGCTTTGCATCTCGCGCAGAGTCATTCTTATCCTGCCATGAGTAAGCTGCTTGATACGCTGCTATCTGCATGCCGATGCACGCACCGGCCAGGAAACTACGCTTCACGTCGATGAATGCCATGTCCCCCGAGTGATAAAGCCTGCCGTACAGATCGAGTGTTCCCGCATACCTGTACACTGGATGATAAACCTTCGCTTCGCTGGCTATCATCTTGAACCCGGTTTCTTTCTGGAACTTCCGCCACTGCAACAGCACAGGCTGCATCCACTCCGGCAAGCCTTCCTCGTCCAGTTCGTTCTTGCAATCGAGTTCGACCATTTTGTGTGTGGCCTGCCCCTTCTGCCGCGCGATTTCCAGCACGCTCGGTGCAATCATGCTGTAGTTCGTCAGCGGCGACAGAACGCCTGTCACATTCGGGACCGGCTTGCCCTGGAAATAATACTTGTGCTCGGCTTCGTCAAAAGTGAGGCTCATTTCTTCGGAAACCCCGATTTGACTATGCCATTCCGCGACGGTGCCCAAAGTCTCTCTTTCCTCTTATACGGCGTTCCGTCTTTCTTCAATCTCCTGCCGTACATTTCGGCGGTTCCGAAATAACCAATCTTGATTTGGTCGATGATCCAAAAGTATTTTCTTCTGGGCTCTAGCACCGTATCTCCGACCGAAAACGGGCATTGCGCTTCGGCTAACCGCTGTTGTGCCGCCTCAAGGTCTGCCTTCGCACTGCGTAATCGAGTCGTGAGAATTGAAACTGCATCTTCCAATTCTTGAATGTGTTTGCTGGTGGTCACTCCGATTTCTCCTGCTGCTCAGCAATCCATTTCTGAATCGGATTGAAATCTTCAAACTGCAGTTCAGCAATCGGGCCGAATGCCTTTGTCATATCGTCTATCGACAGCCCGGCGTTGGTCAGTTTGGCGTTGATGATGCGCAATTGCGCCGCGATCATCGGTTTTGACTTCGTACCAGCGTCAGCAGCAGAAGATGGCGAACCGTCCTTGTCTGCGGTCCCTGGGCTCACGCTTTCGGGCTTCTGTGCTGCGCTGGACTCGGGAGCAGATGCAGGCTCGGGCGAACCCGCTTTGTCGGCACCGTTGCTTGTTTCGGTACGGGTTGAGGCGTCTGCAACCTTCGCCGCATCTGCTGTTGGAGCCGAAGCGCTTACCATATTGCCTGAATCCGTTTTACCAGGGCTACCGGCAGAGTTGTCGGTATTGGCGCTATCCGCGTTCAGCGGGCCGGGGCTACTCGGGCGTGGGGCAACAGGGGGCCGCGCTTCGGTTTTCTTCGACTTCGGCTGTTCTACCGTTGTCGGTTGATCGTACACAATGGATTCTGGATCGATGTAGGTTTCGTCTGCCGTCATAGCAGCGCCTAGCTCGGGGAATGCCTTGCGCAATGCCTGCGCTTCGGCGCACTTGGCTAGCTGCGCATATGGGCGCTTCTTCCACATCGCATTTGGATAGGTGGTATCGCGCTTCGCGGTCGCGTAGTTTTCAAGCCATCGCTCTTTAGCAGAAAACTCGTCTATCTGATGCGTATGCGGATCACGTTTCTTTATAGTGATCTTGCACCACTCGGGGTACTCCATCTGGAAGTCGTTGACTTTCAGAATTTGGGTAGGACCATATTCAGGTTCGCTGATTCCTGCGTATTGTCCGGTCCTCGATGCCTGGGTGCGGTACAGGCCGATACCGGGCATGATGGTATCCCGATATACGTAATCTCCATTTTTGTTTTTGACGTTGATCGGAACGATGTGAACCGGCTTTTGCATCACGTCCAGACCTGTTGCGCGGCAGTAGTCCAGAACGAGGTCAACGCTTTCATCCTTCGCTTCTGGATATAGGCTGTTCTGCAGCACGCGCCGCATTTCAAGGCGGGTTAGCTCGGTAGGAAGATTCTGTGCTGCGACTGTTACTTTCGTGTTATCTGGTTTATCGGTCATGCTAACCCCAATATTGTTATGACGAAGAGAACTGCACCGGCACAAGCTATGAAGATGGCAACCTGAGAATCAGTGCTGTGATACCAGCGACGGCGCAGAGAGAATGGGCGCTTCGGTTCGCAGGATAGATACCAGCCTCGCGGCATCTGCCGCAGCGTCTTGTTCGGCCAATAGCATTGCCCGATTATAGGCCGCATGCTTTTGCTCCAAGCATTACGCCAACGAAATAGGTAAGCAAACCTGCGCTCAAACGAACAAAATAGTTATCGGCATGGATAAGCCATCCTGCCAAGCCTGCGCCGATGAAGGCGAGAATTCCGGTCATCATGCAGAAACCTTGATGATGCCTTTTGCGATTTGGCGGCGACGGCGGGCGCATTCGCGTTCGCCGTTCGGTGTAAATGAAGTACAGTCATTCCCTCTGCGTCTAGGAATGGCTGGCGAATCGAATGGCGGTTGATACTGTTTCAATCTGCTGCCGAACTGAGCCATGACAGCAGCCATCATTGCGTATGCTACAAAAGGGTTTCTCATGTCGTTATCCTGGGTTATGCAGCGGGGCACCGATTGCCCCGCTGCCCTGTCTGTATCGCATCAATAATTCCGAGTATTTAGCGTAGCTACGGCCAATTCATTTTGCGTATCCTTCGCCTATGGCTTACACAATTATTTGGGATAAGGCTTAATCCCATGCCTATTGGCGTATTTATCTAGGTCCAGTTCATAAGGCGGGTTCTCCCGGTTGGGTAGCGCCCGCCGCTAGCGAGCGGCGCGGGCGCTGTGCGTTGGCTTTTCAGCCCGGCGACGAAGTTGAAATTAATTCATTGATACGCTGATGTACTTCACGGCTTGGATCACCCCCTTTCGGTTAGTGGATACGCTCAAACGGTGAGGCGTGAAAGAATTAGACCATGAAAGAATTTCGCTTGTCAAGCATTAGTTAAACTGCTTGACAAGTAGAATAGAAGTTTTATCATTGCGTCTATGAAAACACTTACTCGATACCAATTGCATCTGCACAACGCCCGCATGTGGCGCAAAGTCGTTCGTATTCTGTACAAGAAAGGATTGACCCAATCCGAAATTGCCGAACGCTTTGGCTGCAGCCGTCAGCGCATACACCAGATAGTGAACAGCAAGAAATGAGGAAAGTACGCACCATGACGGTCAACGCTATTGAGATAGGCGCGGTTGTCTCGGTTGTGGTCATCAGTGCGGCGTTCCTCATAGCGGTAATCCTGATAAGGCTCCCTGAGTTAATATTCAAGTCCATTCGGTCATCCGACCAATGAACCCGGCGCGTCATCCATTCAACGATGAATTGACTACGGCGGAAAGCGAAGTGCTTAACCTTTTGTTCAAGGGATTAACCACTGAGGAAATTGCTGCCGTGCTCGGCAAGGCATTCAAGACAGTAGAGCATGATATATCAAGAATGTTGCTCAAGACTGGTACACGCAATAGCCGTGAACTGATCTATGAAGCGCTTGAGCGTAAATGGTTAGTGCCTCCTAGCGATGTTGCTGCAGAGAAGTCTTTAGAAGTCCTGAAACTCTTGTTCAAGGGTTTAACAATTCCAGAAATAGCGAATATTTGTTGCCGTGCTCCAAAGACAGTGGAGCGCCGCATTATGGACATGATGAAAAAAACAGACTCGCGCAATAGTCGCGGGCTGATCTACAAAGCGCTGAGAAGCCGCTTGATTCTTCCGCCGATGAACTAAGGAGGTATGAAATGAGAGAAATAATTGTGTCGCTGCTCGCCAGCATCGGACCATTAACATGCGACGAGATACGACAGCGCACAGGTTGCGCTGAACGATCATTGCGGAAATATCTATATGATCTTCGCTGTGAAAATAGAATCGAAGGCAGGCGCGTTTGTACTAATAGATATTGGGCTTATAGATATCAGATACCGATTCCTGTTCTGATACCTATAATGAAAATGCACTGCGAGCATTATATGTGGTGGCATCCAACCGGGACCGCCCCTGAAGATATCAAAAGGTTGGCGTCATGAGCGAAATGCGTCAACATCCGCTGTCGGCGGCGTTCCCCTCGATTCCTCAAGAGGAATTGCAATCCCTAGCAGCCGATATCAAGCAGCATGGTCTGCGGTCTGCGATCACTCTCTACAAAGGCGATGTTCTAGACGGCTGGCATCGGTATCTTGCCTGCGGCATGGCTGGTGTGAACCCTCGATACATCGACTACAAGGGCACAGACCCAGTTGCGTTTGTGCGGTCTGCAAACTGGCATCGGCGGCATCTTAGCGCAAGCCAGCGGGCCATGGTCGAGGTAAGCCTTACTGACTGGCTCCCTAGTGGGCGTCCTACAGAAACATCAATAAAATCAACGGTAGGACAGGAAGAAACTCTACTAAATAGTAGAGTTTCCGCTGCTTCGATGGCTACTAAAGCCGGGGTTGGGACCAATACGATTGCCCTGGCAAAGACAGTTATGCTGAATGGCAGCGAACAGCTACAAAATGCTGTGAAGGAGGGTGATATTTCCGTCAACAAGGCAGCGGAAATAGCGAAGCTGCCGAAGCAGGATCAGCCAGCCGCGATGCAGCAGAAGCCAGCGGAGAAGGCGAAGCCTACTGAACCAACGAAAGAGGATTCCGATGCCGAGTTGTTGAAGGAATTGGAAGCTGCTGACCAGACCATACGAAGCCAGCAGGAATTAATTACGTCGCTTCAGGGCAGCGATGCGGCGAAGGAAATAACGCAGTGGGCATTGAAGTGGGATCAGCTTAACGGTCGATTGCAACAGGAGCTTACTACGTGCGCTGAAGTAAGAAAGCAAGCAAGCTATCAAAGTGACCTTCTCGCCAAGATTCGCAAGGCGTTAAAGGTCGAGACGAATTCCAAAATATTGGAGGCGATAAGACAATGAATAAAGACGATTTGCAAAAGTTTTGTGTTGCTGACGATGATGTGCGATGCGCGAGCCTTGGGCGTCCATGGAGCGCCTTCGAGTGGACGTATGCAACGAACGGATGGATTTGCGTTCGAGTGCCGCGTATTCCTTATGTTAATGAAAATACGTTTGCGCCGGATGCAGAAAAACTTTTCAAGCTGGCAAGAAATGAAGTAGGCAATATAGCGCTGGACTATATTCCTGTGCCGAAATTAGCGATGCCTGAGCCACTAATTTGCGATAAGTGCCAGGGTACAGGGATGTTTGATTGTCCAACGTGCAATCACGAAAACGATTGCAACGATTGCGATGGTAAGGGAACTATCCCAGATATTTCCGGCGTCGAACTTGGCGAAGGCCAGTTATGTGGAAATTTTCAGATACGCCTTTTGGCATTGGTGCAGGGATGGGAAATCTATCCTCGCGGTCCAAAGAATTCCGCGTTGCTTAGTTGTCCTGGGACATTGGAGCGCGGGCTTTTGATGCCGAGACGAAAAGAATGAGGACCGCAGTATTCTCTGATGACAAGCGGCATCGTTTCCGCTTGAGCATCGAGCTAGGTCTGCTCGGTGCTGGCCGGTGTGTGTTCATCATGCTCAATCCCAGCACGGCAGATGAGTTCAAGGATGATCCTACCGTGCGCCGATGCCAAGGGTTCGCGCGTAAGTTCGGTTGCAACGAACTTGACGTTGTGAACATCTTTGCCTTTCGTTCTACGTCTCCTGAAGCGCTGTATGCGCTTGAGCGTGATTATGCGGTAGGTCAGGATAATGACGCTCATATTCTCGCGGCGTGTGTTGGTGCGCGCGTCGTCGTGTGTGCCTGGGGAAATCATGGCTTGCTGCATCGTCGCGGGCTTGAGGTAAAGAATCTTCTCGCTACGCATGGCATCAAGCCGATGTGCCTGTCTCTGACGAAGGCTGACCAGCCTGGTCACCCGCTTTACCTTCCCGCCAACGCTGCGCTGTTCGATATCTAGTTGTGGATATCCAGCTTTACGATTTTCAGGGTGAATCTGTCGCTGCGCTGCGCGAGAATATCCGCCAGGGCGTCAAGAATCAAATACTGAGTGCAGCGACCGGCAGCGGCAAGACGGTCATTGCCTCATTCCTGATGCGCGAGTGTGAAGCCAAGATACGCAAAGCTATTTTCATTGCTGATCGTATCAACCTGATTGACCAGACCAGCGCAACGCTGGACCTGTACGGTGTACCCCATGGGGTGATTCAGTCTAATCATTGGCGGTTCAGACCATGGGAGCGCATACAGGTGGCGAGCGCTGCAACGCTTGAGCGTCGGCAATGGCCGGAAGATACGAACCTGATTATTGTCGATGAGTGCCATGCGATGCGCAAGCAGGTAACGGATAGGATTGCAAAGCGCGACTGCATCACAATCGGTCTCACGGCTACGCCATTTACAAAGGGGCTGGGCAAGTTCTATGATCGAGTCGTAACTGTCACAACAACGAATAGGCTAATAGAGCAAAAATTTCTCGCAGGGTACAGGATATTCGCGGCAAGTCAGCCGAACATGCAGGGGGCGAAGGTAGTTGCGGGCGAATGGACAGATGATGTAGCCGCAGAACGCGCTATGCCTATCGTCGGTGACTGCGTTGCTGAGTACCTGAAGCACGGCGAAGGGAAAAAGTTTATCGCATTCGGCGTGAACGTGGCGCACTGCGAAGAGATACAGCGTCAGATGATGGCTGCAGGCGTGCAGTGCTCGCTTTACACCTATCGTACAGGCGATGACGAACGCACAGAGATGGTCGCCGAGTTTCGCAAGCCTGATTCGTACATCCGTGGTCTTATCTCCGTTGCTGCTCTGGCGAAGGGGTTTGATGTTCCTGATGTTGAGGTCATCATCATGTGCCGTCCGCTGAAGTCGAGCCTTGCAGAGCACATCCAGATTTTCGGTCGTGGATTGCGTTCGTTTCCTGGGAAAGAATATTGCACAATTTTGGATCATGCCGGGAACTGCGAGCGCTTTTGGTCGCCAATGATGGATTTTTTCGAGAATGGTTCTGAAGCGCTGGACGATGGCAAGCATAGGGAGCGCAAGGCATCCACAAAGCGTACTGCAGAGCCGATGAAGTGTCCGAAGTGCGCGAGTCTGCACGTACCAAGGCCGTCATGTCCGCAATGTGGCTATCAGTACCCGCGCGTCAGCGGCGTTGAAGTCGAAGCGGGCGAACTGACGCAGCTATCCGGTACGCCAGCGATATCGCGCGAGGACAAACAGGCGATATGGAGTCAACTTCTCTACATCGTGAACGAACGGAATTACAAAGAGGGGTGGGCGGCGCACAAGTACAAAAGGAAAACTGGAGTATGGCCGCGAGGTCTTGCTGATGTTCCGGCCCCGCCAACGCAATCGCTGCTGAACTGGTTGCGTTCCGAACAAATCCGTTGGGCAAAGAGGAAAGACAAATGAGCGAAAGAGAGTACGAGATAAAACCGGTTGGCGTCGATTACATTTGCGACGAATGCAATACCGGGGTGATGCAACATACTGGTGGAACATTGCTGAGTAGTCCGCCTAAATATCCACACGTATGCTCGCATTGCGCGAGTGTGAAAAATCTGCGGAAGGTGTATCCGGTCATTGAATGGCGTAGGGTGCCGTCATGAGCAATCCGATTGAAATTTACTGTCAGTTCTGTGGGACTGGAAAGACTACCTTAATCGATATGAAAATCCATCTGCTGCGTGAATGCGAAACATTCCATATTACGAAGCAATGTTGTATCGAGGGAGAATGCACGAATTTTGGAAAGCCGGTTGCGCGGTTCTGCGGCTGCAACAAACTGGGCGGAAGCATTTAACGATGCTTGATTTCTACAATTTTTGCCGCTCGGCTGGGTTGTTGCCGGGTGAAGTTGTCTCTGATGGAAAATGGCGGCGCTGTCCGACTGAGGATCATCCGAGAAAAAAGAACGGGACGTACAAGCTTGCTGAAAATGGCGGTATTGGGTTTTGTCAGAACTTCGCTGTTCATACTGAGCCGCTGGTGTGGAAACCGTACAGGAACAACGATCAGCCCATACCGCACATTGACCGGGCAAAAATCGCTGCGCGCATGGCGGAAGATAAGCGCAAGCAGATACGCGCGACAAGGGAAGCGCGGGACTTCTACGATACCTGCAAACCGCTGATCGGCAGTCATCCGTATCTGCAGGGGCATGGCCTGGACATGGCCGGATGCTACGGCTTGCGCGTCGATGCGCTTGGCTGGCTGGTCATTCCAATGATGATCGGCGAAAGCCTGATGAGCGTGCAGCGAATTGCGAATAATGGGGAAAAACTATTTTGGCCTGGGGCTCCATCCAAGAATGCGGTTTATTGGATAGAACGCAAAGGTGCGTCGGTTACTGTCGTATGCGAAGGGCTAGCGACCGGGCTAGCGATTTTCGCCTCGATGCCAATGGCTCGGGTGGTTTGCGCGTTCACATCCGGCAACATGCGCAATATTGCCCTACCAGCAGGCGGAATGGTGGCTGTAGCAGGCGATTGGGACGTGGGCACAGTCTGCCAGCGTCACAAGGCTGAAGGGCTCAAAACGGCCTTTGAGCCGTTTTCAGAGAAACCGGACTGGTGCCTATGCAATCCTGGGAGAAAGGCAGCTACCGAACTGGCTGATGCGCTTGGCTGCGGCGCTGCCTTCCCGATTGGTGCGGCTGGAACGGATTGGTGCGACTACCGGAACGAACGTCTTTCCACGTTAATGACAGAAAGACAGAAAGCGCGCGAGGGCGATCTGAGGCGAGCCGTCGATGCAGAGATATGCGCTGCGATCATGCGGCGTGCTAAGTTTGTGCGCATGGTGATTGACAAAACAGCCGTCTAGGAGTTTAATAAATTACCGGCTGACAACCGGGCAAAGTGGAGTATCAGATTGATTCCAATATCAGGCTTTCCAAGCGACCGTCGCCAACAGGCAACGCGCGCACTCCACCGTGTTTTCCCTGCCCTGGGCCGTCAACTCAGGCGGCGGCGGTCCCTTGGAGGTCTTGAATGTCTATACTAAATCGTTTCAAAGAGAGTGGCGCAATAATCCTTAAGCCTGCCGTGGAAACAGCAGTTTATTTGGATGGGGATGATGTTGTAATCAGGCAAGAGGGAGATGATTCAGACGATTTGGTAATGATCAACGTTACGCAGTTGGATGCTCTTGTGTTGGCGCTATTGGCAATAAAAGCTAAAGCAGGGGTGTAGGCGTGGCGAAGAAACCTGATATATGGATGCCAATTTATATTGGAGATTATTTGGCAGACACGGCGCATTTGAGCGCTGCAGAGCACGGTTCCTATCTTATCTTGATGATGCATGCATGGGGTAACGGCGGCATGCTGCCGTTATCGGAGGATCGCATTTTCCGCATGTCTCGGATGACCGAAAAAGAGTGGTCTGAGTCTCGCGATACCATCATGAAGTTCTGGACTCCATGCGAAAACGGGTATATCCAAAAGCGGTTAGCTATAGAGTTAGAGAAGGCAAAAAACATTCAGAAACAACATTCTATCGCTGGAAAGGCGTCTGCAGATAAAAGATGGGGGAAACGCAATGGTAACGGCGCATGTAACGGCGATGATAACGGCTTTAGTAACGGCGATGATAACGGCGTTATAACGGTTCATGTAACAGATGGATAACGGCAAAATGCACCATTACCATCACCTTTACATGAAGGTCAAAAGCGGGTCGCAAAGGCAACATCTTAACTACGAAGAGAGGGGGTAGGCGTGACACGGCTTTTCGTGCAGAAGGCAGCCACCGGGGCTCTGATACCGGCGAGTGAGGACGATTCCGAGGCGCTGCGGCGCTTCAAGGTCGGCGCTGTTATCAGCGTCGAGGTAAAGCAGGTACGGAACTACGAGTTTCACAAGAAGTGGTTTGCCCTGGTCAAGTTCGCGTTTGAACAGTGGTCTGAGCGGCCTTCTGCGACGTACAAGGGTCAACCAGTCCAGCCTAACCTTGACACGTTCAGGCGCGATCTAACCATCCTGGCCGGGTATTCGCGCGTCGTGGTGCATGTCGATGGGTCTGTGCGCGTAGAAGCTGAGTCGATATCGTTTGGCCGGATGAATCAAGAGACGTTCGAGAAGCTGTACAGCGCGACGATTAACATTATCTTGTGCAAGATTCTGAACGGGCGGGGACTGACCGAAGAACAGTTGCGCGATGTGATCGACCGGGTATTGCAGTTCACGTGAAAACATTTCGCAAATTCTCTCCGCGTCAGCTTCAGATCATGGACCTATTGCAGAGAGTCTATCCCATGCCGATGCACGCTGATTGCATCAGCGCGGAATTGAATCTTACCGTGCGTGCGCCGAAACTGTTATTCGAGATGGCGCAAGCGCACAGAGTTGTGAAGTGCGCCAATGCGATTTACGGGAGTGCTGGGCAATGAGCAAAATCACGGAGTTCGCTCGCGGCCAGGAGTGCCAGATTCGCATACCGGGCATGTGCTGCCGAGACAATGCGACTACGGTCTGGTGCCACGGCAACGGAAGCGCTGCAGGTAAAGGCATTGGAATGAAATCGCATGATGCACTCGGCGCGATAGGTTGTTATGTGTGTCATGGTGTGGTAGATGGTAGTATTCCTAGGACAAACGGTTTGACGCGAGATGATGTGAGGCTCGCATTTTGGGAAGGGCACGCGCGCAGTCTGCGCATGTTGATCGAAGCAAATTTAGTATTGGAGAAATGATGACTCAAGAATTGATAGCAGGAAACGTCAAAGCAGCAATGAAGGAAAGCGGCGCGGGTTCTTCAGATTTGTGGAAGGTGCCGATTGAAAATCTGTACGTCATGCCAGGGTTCAATGTTCGTTCGGATGGGGATGAACATGCAGAGCACATCGCTGAATTGGTCGAGTCGATCATGGCGAATGGCTACTTGGCATCGCATCCGCTGGCCGGGTATGTTGCCGTAATCGAAGGCGTCAACAAGATCGCGGTTACTGATGGGCACTGCAGGCTTGAGGCCGTCAAGATAGCGATATCGCGCGGCGCTGAAATCACGCATCTTCCAGTAGTGGCGTCTCCCAAGGGGACGAACATGGAGGATTTGATTGTCGGATTGGTCATCAACAATTCCGGCAAGCCGCTTACTCAATTCGAGGTCGGCACAGTCTGCAAGCGGCTGGCTGCATTCGGATGGGACGAAAAAGAAATCGGTCGTCGCCTTGGTATGTCGGCGCAACGTGTCGGCGATCTGCTTGGATTGGCTGGTGCGCCTGCGACCGTGCGGCGGCTGGTAGCTGACGGAAAGGTATCAGCAACGCAAGCCATAGACACGATTAAGCGTCATGGTGCCGAAGCTGGGGACAAGCTCAAGGCCGGTGTGGAAAAGGCTGCTGCTGCAGGGAAGGGAAAAGCCACACGGAAACACATCGAGGGAAAGCCCACCACGCGCGCAGTCGTCAAGGCGCTGATCGAGTGGGCTGAAGTAGAATCCGCGTTGGTTGGTGACTACACGGCGCTGAAAAAAATCGTTAAGATGGCGCGTGAATCGCTGTGAAACCTGATCTAACTCCATGGTTCCCTGGTAACGTCAAGCCGGTGCGTGTCGGCGTTTATCAGAGAAATACAAGTCCGGTGTCAGGCGCAATGTCCTATTCGCGTTGGAATGGGAGGGAATGGCTGCTGAGTTCTAATTTTGTTGCTGAGGCATCGAGGATGACAATTAGGTCATCATGGCAATCTATTAGATGGCGCGGGCGGGTGAAGCCATGAAAGACACTGTTGAATTTTATCTGCGCGACAGTAAGCAGCCGTTCCTGACTGTGGAATCATCTTTCCAGCCGAATGACGGAGATTTAATCAATATCAGGAAAGCGACCTACAAGGTTTTAGGCCGGTCATTCACAGTAGATCATGCTGCCAATGATAACCGTTGCATGCGATGCAACGTAATTGTCGGAATCGCATGATGAAAAACGGAATGACACGAAACGGCGTCGATCTGGTCAGGCTCTCACGCGCGAATGTCAAAAAGCTTGTCGAGGGAATAGCGCAATTTCCGTGGAATCCCCTTAAGTCATGGCCCATCGCGCCACATCCAAGGCAGGCCGAGATTGATAGCTACGCAGCGATGCCTGCGGTATTCAAGGAAATTAAAGATGGCAAATTGGACGTTATCACAATTACCGCCGGGAATTGTGAATCAGGTAAAGCACAAGCTGGCCCAGCAGCGGCAGAACGTGCGAATGGTAAAGCTGCTAGACTCCGTGGCGGAAGTAAGAGGGGCAGGAAAAGGAGTGTCCAAATACGGAAATAAGAAAGTAACGTGCGATTCTCAGACGTTCGACAGCGAGAAGGAATACGCGCGGTATCAGGAATTGCTGTTGATGCAGAAAGGCGGCGCGATACGAGGGCTTAAGCTGCAGGTTCCCTATGTTCTCGCCCCGCCGTACCTTTATTGCGGGAAAAATATTCCTGCAATACGATACCTTGCAGATTTTGTGTATGAGGAAAAGCAGCGCTTTGCATGGGTCCAGGTAGTTGAGGATGTGAAGGGCGCGGAGACTCCGGTATATCGCCTCAAGCGGCACTTGATGGCGACAGTTCACGGAGTCACTATCCGCGAGACTTAGGCATTCTCACCCCCATGATGACCGGCCCATGTGCGGGTGGCGTCTCCTTCTTCCGCCAGTTCGGATTCCCTGGCGGCAATCCTGGCAGAATCTTAAACACCATAGGGATTTCCCAGACTGGACAGACAGAGCCAACGCGACCTATCTTATGCGCCCCAGGTACGCGCCCATCTCTGCATAGCTTGCCCATGCGTTCCCGGCTTACGCCAATGATCTGCGCTGCATGCGATAGGCTGATATATCGTCCTTTCATTGGAACCAACCCGGCCCCGTTTCAACGTGCCCGATCTGGTACACATTGCGCACGGCAGACGCACAGGTAAGCGCTGCGGCTGCGGCTGATACCTTGGGTTCGTTCAGCCAGCGCAAGCCGTAGTACGCAGCGATAGACAGGCCGATTGCCGGGACGATAACACCAGCGACGTGCCCGAGTGCAGGAATTGCAAAGTGATTCACTACAGGATTGACTTCGTACATCGTCGTCATCTTGAGGAATGCAAATGTGCTCACCACGTCAGCGGCAGCGCATTGAGCATAGAATGTCGTGGCTGCCTCGTTGTCAGTCGTCAGCGTCTCGTACTGCGATTGGATAGACGCGCAGCCTGAGACGGAAGCGGCCAGCGCGATCTTACTCCAGAAACGCAAATGCTCCTTGCGCACCTTTGCCCACCACTGGGGCGGGTTTGGCGGCTGCGGCGCTGGGTCCGTTGCGGGCTGCGTTCCCTGTAGGCGCGCAATCAATGCGCTCCTGAATTTTGTCGCCTCGTACATCCTCTCGTGATATCCCATGAATACGCTCTGCTGTTTCTGTGTCATGATCTTCCTTTTCAGTAATTACTTCGTCGTCAATCGGATTGCCATTAGCATCCGCGTGGTACGCCTTACCGCCATCCGATTT